CTGCGTCGGGGTTATATTATGGGATAATTCCTCTTTAATTTCTTTCTCCGGAAAACCAGGCACCACCGGTTCACGCACTATCTTTTTCAGGGGTAGTTTTATCTTCGGTTTCGGGGCTGGTTTTTTGTGAAGCTCCGTTGGCTTGGAAAGATCAAATTGCTCAATGATCTTTTTCTTGATGGATTCAGTTTGCCGCCCGGTACGCCCCTTTTCGGTTTTTCTCTTTTTGTCGGATTTTCTGGCTGATGGAGGCGAACTGATTTTGGCCCGCAATTTGTCTAATTCGGTCATTGGAATTACTCCTGTTTGGCGTTATTAACTTCCTCAATTATAGCAAGAAGTTTCTCCTCAGTCAAAGCTTTACCGTCTCCTATTTTTTCGTTGATTTCAATGATCTGGCATATACTCAGGTAGCGATCTTGGTAGTCAACAATGATGGAATCAAGGAGTTCAATATTGTGGAGACAGCACGCGCGACTTATGTTGAGCGTTAACTCTATGTCTTCTTCTGATACATTGAGAACATTTCCCATCGGATGATTGTGTCCAATAATTATCCTGTGGCTTCCGGTCAGGCAGGCAAATCTTATTACTGCCGCTATTGTCGTAACAACATGGTCGCTGGTTCCCTTTGCCAGCTCGTGTACGCCAGTAATATAGTTGTTTTTGTCTAAAGATAATACGATTAAGAACTCACGATCCTTTTTACCTATGAGATCAAGGATAACCCTTGCGGTCTCATCAGAGTTTGATGCCCTTAATGTTGAGACTTCAACCACCCCAGCCTCTTTTAATTCGGTTTCCCATAGTGTAACTTGCTCTGCCATTATATGCCTTTCTGAACATTTCTGCTCCTTATTGCAGGGTTAAAGGAAAACGGGGGCGACAACTTGTGTCGCCCCTATTCCTCGGGCGCGGTGATTTCTTGCTGGACTTATTTAGCCAGCCTTCTCGAAGCCCACTTTCTCCATCATGCGGACGAAGGTATTGAAGCTGTTTTTGGTCGGCTTGCACCACCAGTACTTGCCGACCTTGTTGGCCTGGTCCTTCAGGCCGTCCAGCTTCCCAACGTCTTGCAGGGCAACACCGTTGGTCTTGGTTTTGGAGCCCTTGTAAACGGGCCGCCCGAAGCCGACCATGCCGGGGTAGTTGTCGCCGGTCACAATGCGAATCTCAACCTTCGGCTGGCGGTAGTCCCTGATGCGAACAATGTCACCGCTCTCGGCGTTCATGCTGGTGGTGAAGTCCACATTCACGAACTGCTTTGTCAGCCGTTTCAGGAAGTCCAGCGGCTGTTCTGCTTCTTCCCGGCGTTCACGCTTGACGAACTTGTTGATCTCGCGATACGGGTCACGGGAGCCGTGATAGGCTTGCTGCTCCAGAAACTTCTTGTCGAAAGGCGTAGCTTTCCTCTTCTTCTCATCCTTCGGAGCAGCCTTTGCCTTCTTGCTGGGAGCCGGGGGCGCGGCTTCAACTTCAACCGGAGCTTCGGTGGCCGTGGGGGTCGCCGCGGGGGCGGCAGTCTTCGTCTTTGCTTTCTTTGCTTTTTTGCTCTTCTTTGTAGCCATGTTTACCTCCTTTGTGTGGTTGTTGTATGTGGCTACTGTCCAATTGCTTACTGCGCTGTTGCCCGGAAAGTATGCAACCGCCATGCCAACGTGGTCATCGTGTACTCGTCATTATTCATCTCAACTGAAGAGTTTTGAGTTTGCTACATTTATTTTTTTCAGCCAATTTCGATGGGTCAGGGCGGTTAGCTTCGATTACCGTTGAAGAGTTTAAAAGTGCCGCTCTTTGTCACTTTAAATAACTCTTTTTGTCACTCTACTCTATTTATCATCGTCATCTTATTATCTTCTCTTTTTGGCCAACCGCCCCCTTTAAGTATTGACTACAAATTGGTACGGCGACTGCTCTATTATCAGCCGTAAAGAGGTCGCCAGCGTAGACTATAAATTATTGGAATCGCTATACTTTTGGCATGGCATTTGCATAATTTTTGGGTAACAAATTAAGCCATGAAGGAGCTAAAATGAAAAAGTATTATATCAAAAGAAGACAAAGAAGACTTGGTGGGTGGGCTGTTATGTGTCCCTGTTGCGACAAACCAATTGCCAACGGGATGCGTAAAGAAGTTGCCGAGGCATATTGCGCCTTGCAAAACAGCGATGCCCTTCAGCGACAAATAGACAAAGAGTTTAAGAAAGGAATTTGCTATGATCCTGAAGGAATCACAGAGAGAATTGTTGAAGCCTATTATCGAACAGGCAGGTTTCCTGTCTAAAAAAGATATTGAGGCCCTGCTGGCAAGTGGCGACAACATGGGGCAATTGCCCTGTCTGATCCGCTGTGGGAATGTCAGGCTTATTACGGCGATGATGTATGCGCCTATTATGGTGCAGATTATTAATAACGAAACTGTCGTGAATGATTATGTCAGAGATGTTTCCTTTGACAAGGCAACATACGACAAAATCAAAGCGGCACTCGGGAGGTAGTAATGGCTAAGGGAAAGAAAATGAAAACGATCCACGCAAGGCCCATAGCCAAGGAGGTTGAGGCGGCTCTTAAGGCCGTGCCTTGCGTGGCCGATGTTGTAGTTTGTGGTTCGATGCGGCGGATGCGCCCCGAGCTGAACGATGTAGATGTGGTCGTCGTCAGCGAAACCATGAACCCGAAGGGCCAAATCTGGTCGCAACTGCCAAAGTGCGACCATCTTAACAACGGAAACACCGACAAGCGCATTATTTATAAGGGGCTTCAGTTCGACATTCGGGTGTTTCCGCATCGGGCAAAAGGGGCGGCTCTGCTGTTCTCAACTGGCTCTGCCCGCTTCAATGTGCAGATGCGAAGTCATGCCAAGCGGCTCGGCTTTAAGCTGAACCGCTACGGTGTCTGGAAGGGGGACACAAACCTGACAGTGGGGTTTGATGAAAAGCAGATCTTTGAATTATTGGGGCTGAAGTATGTTGAGCCTAAAGATCGTGATGACAGCATTATCACCAATAAGAAGATAAAGAGGCGCACATGGGTTATCAGAAGCAAGAGTAACCCGAACAAGAAATACAAGGTAAGCCTTGAGGATGGCGAGCTTCGATGCGAGTGTAAGGGTTTTACTTTTCGACGAACCTGCTGGCATACCAAGAAGGTAAGAGAAAGCCTTGGTGATGTTATGCCTGAAAAGGAGAGAATTCACAAGTATCGTAAGATAAAAGTCATGTGCTCGTCATGCAATGAATGGCACGATGAACGGGAAGTAGATGGCATGGATATTTATGAGGACATGGAGGGAAAAGATGTTTTAGTATTCATCTGCCCCCGGTGTGGAACCAAGCGGGAATCTCGCCGCTATATGGAATAAATTGCTTGATATGGATTTTCTGTTATGATAATATTAACGAACCTGTTGGAGCTGAGCCTGTGGAGGTTGGTACGAAATTTTTGCGTGGGTGTCCATGCGTCCGGCAGAGGGAGGCCGTACCGTAAAAAGAGTCATGCTGCCGGTGCATAGTGGGGTATGGGTTGGGAGCTTCGCCAGCCCTCTCCGTTATAACGGCCTACATGGGCCTAGGAGGGTAAATGGACACACAGTGCTGAGACTTTCGGTTGCGGTCGAAGCAGGGCGGTTAGATAGCTAGTTCTCCAGCTTATGCCGCCCCTCCCAAGCAACCGCTTTTCTTTTAACCAAGGAGGAAACAATGAGTAGCGTATTACAAACAAGGTTTGGCAGACTCGTGATATGGGCGGCCGACAAAGACACAGTCAAAATCTCACCATCTGATTCCCCTGTAAAGATCTATGGTGTGGGGTATGATGTCCACGCCACTCTTTGCAGATATGAAGAAGATGAATTCCAGATTTGTGATCCCGAAGAGTTTATTATGTCAAGATCCATACAGTCAGTAGACTGGAAAGACAAATTTGCTACGCCAGCGGCTAAGGAGGCCATGCATAAGGAGCTAGAGTATTTAGTACCTCTGTGGGCTTTGGAAAATATAGAAGAAAAACCTGAAGATGAAGGCATTCCCCCCGAAGATCCAGTTGAGCCTGAGCCTGAAAAGAATGAAGAACCAGATGATGGGCCAGACCTTACAACTATTGAAGGCAAGCGAGAAATGATCGCCAAGCTGAAAGAGCAGATTGCCCAGCTTAAGGTCGAGATAAATGAGGCCAAAAAGAGGCAGTAGCAGTAACAAAGAGTGTCACTTTAGATTCCTAGATTAAACACCGAGGCCCTCAAGATAGTCCTAGAGGGCCTTTTTACGATGGCACGCTGTTTGCATACCTTTGGGGTAACGCACACAACCCGAAAGGAGGCAAGTTATGGCGACAAGAATTACAGAAGGTTTTATGAAGGCGATCAGGCCAAAAATTGAGGAAGCTCTTGAGCTGGTAGGGGAAGAGTTTGAAGTTGAGTTTGAAACTGCCAGAGCCACCTACAATGAAAACTGGTTTGAAATGAAGATCAAGTGCAAGGCCGCCGGGGGTCTGACCAGAGAGCAAACTGATTATGATAACAGGCGTGCCAGGATTGGACTTCCGCCGCGAGGCAACACGGTCCACCTGAACGGCGTGCCGTATGAGATTTACGGCTGGAAGGTTTCAGCCAGAAAGTACAAGATTATTGTTATTGACAGGCGAACGGGAGAGCGGCTCAAGTGTACGCCCTGGGCGATCATCAACAGCCTTTAAGGAGAACAGCTATGTCAAATGTAAAGAAAATTCATCTTGAATACGTTCGGCACCTGTATGAGGAGCATTATTGTTACGATCATGCTGATTATCAGTACCTCATGATGCAGATTGGCCGAATTGTTACGAATCACAACGAGGGATTGTTGGTGGAAGTCACTCCATTTAACGGCTCCAAAAGCAGGGTCGTTATTAGCGGCGAAGAGGCTGTTTCCTACCTTTGGCTTAAAAAGATGGCCAGATGCATGAGAGCCTATGGCTCCAAATTCAATGGCTACCACCAGGACATTGAGGATAACGGCCCACAGATAGCATTATAAGGAGGCTAAAATGAAGGCGTTGGACGGAACAGAATTAACAAAGGTATTGTGGAAGGATATTCGTGACGGGGACATTGTATATCTTTACGCCACACATCAGGGTAAGGAGTATGGGATAGGGCCTTTCAGGGTGGTGTCAAAAAATAGAAGAGCCTTATGCCGAGTTGATTCAAAAAGAAATTTTCTTAACTATCCTGAAGAGTTGTATAGAATCAAAATATAAGGAGGCTTAACATGAACACGATTAACTGCGTAGGTTGTGGAAAAGAGCTTAAGTTGCAGGTTTGCCAGTCTGCGGCTGGATACTATGCTGGCCACTGGTGTAAGACCTGTGGACCACACGACCGTCAGAGCTTTTACTTTGGAACCAAAGAGGATGCTCAGGAGATGGTTGATCAGATGGTGAGCGCAACCAATAATTAGGAGGTGGTTAATGTTTTGCAAGAATACGCTTCGGCGTAAGCCGAGCCAGATTTACAACCCGGCAGATGTCGGCAGTTTTGGTACTATTTACGTGAATCCTACCACATACCATGAGTTTGAACAGCGAGTCCCGAATCATGGTTTCAATTTATTAATTTCTCGTAATATTCCTGATGGGCACTTAGAGCTCGTAACACAAGATTCTAGGAAGATGGTTACACTTGATGCTCTGGTCGCCTTTCTCCGGTAACTCTTTACGGCACTCCAGTAACAAATAGAGTCATTAGACAATTAACTCCTTTGATTGGTTACCTGAATAGACTACTCTTTTTCAGGTTGGCATGGCTGTTGCATACCTGTAGGGTAACAACCCGCACCGAAAGGAGAATGGAAAATGAAAAATGGAAAGAAGACGAAAGTGTATCACGCAGACCCGCCGCGGTTTAGTGTGTTTGGCGATGAAGAGCTGCTGGAATCCCTTCATGATTTTCCCAGCGGCTACGAGTTGGCCGCTACTGCCGATTTCCCCATGCTGGATCTTGTTTACCAGCTTACCAACAGTATTGACTGGCCGTGGTGGGAGAATGAGGGTGTCACCATGGAGGGTAATGTTGAGGGTCGGCGAAGTACCAGCGTCGGTGATGTCATTGTGATTCCCGACGGAAGCCGCTTCGTGGTCGCCCTTATGGGTTTCAAACAATTTTAAGGATGTGCATCATGTCAAGGGTTGCCACCAAAGAGCAAATCATTGATGATATTCTATCAGACACCAGCGAGCATTGCGATAACATTGGTGAAATACTCTATGAACTCTTTACCAGAGAACAAAACACCCAAAAGCTCAGGTCTTTGCTTGAGGAATACTTTGCCGATGAATCAGCTCTGACCAAATGGCAACAACTTGACTGGATATAAGGAGGCACTATGCCTAGCATGAGAGACACACATAAGAGAATAGAAAAAAGACTCAAAAAAATGGAGGAAGAAATGCCCTACAAAGAAGAATACATGGAGCAGGCCAAGGCCGCGGCTGAGCAGGTCGCACGCCTTATCAACAATTTCAGCGATGATCCTGCCAAAGCCTTTGTTGAGGCGATGGGCAGTCAGCACCGCACGCTCCAGCAAAACTTCATGGGGCTGGTTTGCGGATGGATTCAAATGAATGCCGACCGCTACGCCCGCGGCCAGTACGACCTACGCAATGAGGCGACTTGCCAGCTTTGCGCCAGAATTAAGGAATCGCTTGAGACCTGTGGCTACGAGCTATATAAGTTACCAACAGTATAACCTAGAACCTACGAGTCCGCAGGGGAATTAAACTCCTTTCGCCCCTGCGGGCCTTTTTTATCTTATTAACGGATATCGTTTTAGTAACTCTTTACGGCGCTCTAATGACTCTTTGCGGCACTGAGATTAACAGACCATATTTCTCTTCCTTAAATAGATTACTCTTTTTCAGGCTGGCATGGGTGTTGCATACAAATAGGGTGTAAGCGTTGAACCCAACCGACACAACAACCGAAAGGAGACTACTATGGCGAATGTAAGATTTAGAGGCGGTAAGCGTTCCAGAGGCTATACTGAACACAGGCATAACCGGGACCCCAAGCCTGTGAAGGAAATCGAATTCTACGGAACCCGGTTGGAATCTTTCTATGACGGTATGCTTTCTTCCATCGAGCGGGTGTTTGAGGCGAGCCCCGGCATCACTCAGATGAACCCCCGGCACGCTGTCTTGTTTAGGCAGTTGGCAGACAGTTACCATCAGTTGTCTGCTGTTCGGCGCAACCAACTTAGGAGCATTGTGTGTAAAGGAGTTTAAAAAATGCCAGCATACAATCTGCCTGAAGGGGTAATGGAAGAAGAAGAGCGGGAAGTGCTTGATATCCGCGGCGGTGTTTCGTGGGAGTACGCCCCGGCATACTGGCTTAACGACAGTGAGTGGGCTACCGTCTTGCTTCACCGCACCCCTGATCCCTGCCCGTTCTGCGGAAGCATCCGGCTTGAACCGCACGTCGGCAACTGCTATGAGGGGAACAAGCTGTGGGATGAGTATTTCTGTCAGGATTGCGGCGAAGCGGTTGTCTGGGTTGTTTGGTTTGATGGGTCGCCCCCAACATGGGACATCAACCACCTTAATCCAATGATTGAAAGGAGTTTGATATGAGTAGAGCCGATACTGTATGTATTCACTGTGAATTCTTCGCCCTGAACTGGTGCGAGGAAGTGGCGCAAACAATGGCAGAGAATGCGCCAGGAGTTGAATGCTCGCATGAGTTTGATGTAAACCTGAACGAGCCTTGCGGGTGTTACTGCCCCGTAGAGGGTCTAACCGAATAAAAGGAGAAAGCTATGAAACTCGCACCCCCTTGCGTTATCTGTGGTAAGAAAAACCCGTTTTACGAAGATGTGTGGGTGATTACCCCTAAGGGAGTAGCCTGCCTGAAACACTCAGGAGTAAAGGAGGAATTTGAGAAAGTATACAAAGATGTTGGCGGTGAGGATGGGTATCTTGATCTTTTGCTCGAAATAGATAAATACTCAACGGAGGAATGATCATGAGGCTTACTGCAACAGCATAAGGAGAAATGCCATGAGTAAAAGACCAAAAATGAAAATCATGAAGATCAGTGCGTGCATCGGTTGCCCGAATGTGCATCTTCACAGTGTTGGGCATTATTCGTGTTGGGAAATGACAAAAAGTCTTGAGAGTATTGATGTAACAAGCCATACTCCTGACTGGTGCCCTTTATCTGAATTTGCTATTCCCAATTTCATTACCGAAGGGTTTTTCGTTGAGGCTCTCAACAAGATTCTTGAAATTGAGGCCGAGCATGATGGTGGCGGTGAGTATCCAACATGGTTTACCGATAACGAGCTTGACCGCACGACCTATTGGTCCAATATGAGGAGGGCCATTGAAGACCTTTTGGGCGGAATGACCCCGAAGTTTGAGACCATGAACCTTGACGATGCCTTGACAATGGCCTATGAGGATCTGCGTGACCTTTCCCCTTTTGATGGCAATAAGCTGGCCTCTATCATTACACTGATCTCAGGCCGCGGGGCTCGTTATAACCCTGAAACCGACTTGATCGAATTAGAGCCTGAAGGGTGATTTTCGACCCCTGCCTGCTTCTGTCAGCAGGAAATAGGTTTAAAGGGGCGTCTCAGGCTGCTCAGGATGCCCTTAGACGCCTTTTTTCTTAAAATAGGTACTCAAGCCCGCCTAGAAGGCTCGAAGGCTTTAAAACGGCTCTACGTGGCTCGTAATACGCCTGACTCGTAACACGTAAGACTCGTAATATATATTTCGTACTTAAAGAGTTACGAGAAAGAGCTAGATTACGAGTTACGAGCTAGATTACGAGTTACGAGCTAGACCTCCTACCCGATAAGATTACCCTATGACTCTTTTTGCTTATCTTTTGCCGCAGATTGTCACAATTAGATATCGCTTGCCGCTACCTACAACATCCTGCCCCTGTAACGACTAATCTATTCGGGTTGGCACAGGAGTTGCACCCTATATGTGCGTATGGCAGAAGCATTTGTCGTTAACCCGAAGTAGAAAGGAGACAAAATTATGAATGAGAAGCTTCGTCTTATTGAGCAGGGAAAGCCCACTGGTCGGCTTACGGCTGATGAATGGGCGGTCGTGCTCAAGGCAATCGAAAAGGGCGAAATCGAAACCGACGGAACCCATGTGGAACGGTTTGATATCCTGATTGATGTTATCAAGGCAAGGGGCTCCTGCCATGACCAGCCGAATGGCTGTGTCGGTTGTATTATTGATAGGGCAACCGGGGGCGACGAACTTGCCTGTGATGTGGCTGTCTTCGGGCCTATTCATGATATGCTGATTTACTGGATAACTGGTGTTCGGCCAACTGATGCCGACTTGAGTATTCACAATGACCATATGGCGGGCTGTCGGCAGTATTACGGTGAGTAATCGGGAACAGGGCGGGCTTGTCCCGCCCTAACCCCAACCAAAAAGGAGAAGACAATGCCGGGAATCAGAATTATTGAGTGGACGGCGAGGGCACACACCAAGAGTGAATGGGTTGACATTATTACGGAATTCCAGTCGGCCCTGGAGCACGTTGACCAGACACACATCACCTTCAAGATCAACGAGCCCAACCAGCTTGACCCGGAAGACAGAATCACTATTAATTGGAAGGAAAGGCGGGGATTCCAGTACCTCAGGGACGGGGCCGGGCACTGGTCCTGTCAGACCTTTGCCAGCCGCGCCTACGAAGACCTGATACTGGCCGTATTGGGCGGAGCAGGAGTTAGGTTCCGCATAACCTATAAGTAGGGAGATATAACGATGGCGAAAGAAATAAGAATCCTCAAGGTGCGGCACATGGGAACCGTCGGTAATGAGATTAAAGCCCAAGCCGATGATTATGAACTCTGTGCCTCTGGCAGGACATGGGCGGAAGCGGTGACGACCCGATGATGAATTGGGGGTGGTTTGACGACCTGCCCCAGCCGCTGCCGAAGGCTGATATTATCGCTTCGAAGAAGTAAAACCGGTCCGGGCGGGGGCCAAAAGCGTCCCCGTCCTAGTGGAAGGAGAAGATATGTCAGTTACCAAGGTTAATCTTGACCGATGGCTACTGGAAGGTGCGGTAGATAAGTGGTATCAGATATGCTTTGCTAACGGCGTCGACCGCGGCGGGCAGAACTGCCCTCTGTGTCAACACTACAACGAGTACTGCTGTACGACTACCGACGGAGAGCCCGTCAACTTTAACGACCTTATTGACAATAACGAGAATATCCACCGATGCCCCGTCTTCGAAGAGTCAGAGCTGAGTGATTGCCAGAATACTCCGTACGATCAGTGGAACAGATACGTTAAGGCTCGGACTACCTGTGCTCGTATAGGCAGAGAAAAACGCTGGGAGGGCTGGAAGGTTTCTGACCTGCGTTCCCTCTACCTCGCCTTTAACGAATACTGCTACCTTAAACGACTACTGGAAGAAAGGAGCGAAGATGTTTAAACCTCTGATTATAGGCTATAAGTACGAGCAGACCTACTACTTACACAAAACAGATGTGTATATGTCTGCTGGTAACGAACCCACCGCGGCTCGGTTCTTCTGTACCCTAGCCTCCCTTCCGACTGCCGTAAGAGCCTACGGGCCTATATACGATAAAAACGGTAACGAAGTAGATATAGATCAACTTATCAGAAAACACCTGTAAGGAGAAGAGCTATGTTTCAAATGTGTTTTTAGATCAGATAAACAACAACAACAGCGGCTACAATATCAACGAGCATACCTATAAACTATTCGTCGCCTCTATAGATATTTACCCACAAGGCCGTAAATATCTCTACCGCTACTTTATAAACCTCGAAGGCGACTACTAAAAATCCGCTCATCCTGAAAAGACTCTCAGCCTGTATTTAAGACCATAGGCTTTTCTTTGAATAGATGCAATAGACGTACTATACAACACATAATACTATAGACCTCTACCCCTGCTATCATATAAAATACCCCCCCCAACCCCTAGCCCCTCTATATATCTAGAACTTTCTACGATGCCCGTAGCCGTTACTCTAGCCCTAAACTAATACCTGAGCCTACCCTAATACAATCGAACGCCTTACGATTGATTTACCTACCCCTAACCAAACCCCTCGTAACAAATACTACCTCGTAATATACTACACAACTGAGACGTCTGGTTAAGAGCGGGTAGACCTCGTAACGCAGAGCTCTATCAAAGACCTCTATATCTATTCATCTATTGCAGACATCTATATCTACCCCTCCAGACTCCTGGTATCTGTGCTCTAATGCCTCTGCCTCCATTACTCTAGTCGGGAAACAATATATATATATATATCACTCTGTCCAGAAATCTAGTCTATTACCACCCCGAAAATCAGGAGAACGACGTCCTCTAATAGTTGGTAGTATCTGATTTATATAAATAATCACCAATATCCTGCCCCTTTTCTCTTTTGTCCCCATCTATATCTGTATCGTTATCTTAGCATATACCATCTATATCTGTATCGTTATCTGTATCGTTATTTGTATCGTTATTTTAGGAATAACCTGCTCTTTTCCTCTTTCATCCCCATCTCAAATCTGGCTAAAGAGCTCCACTTATGCAGATATCGTACCAAAAATCCATCGGAAGTTATAAAAACTCTAAGATATCGTATAAAAAAGATTATAAAAGTACAAAAAGACGTCAAAGACGTCAGATTATATATTTAGAGTAGATAAGAAGATCATAAAAAGATTACAAAAAGAGCCACTAGATTAACAAATAGAGTCACAGACCCATGTACGATAAGCACAGCCTGGGAACTGCCCCTTGAATAGATTACTCTTTTACAGTTGGCATGGGAGCTGCATACTGTATAGGGTGCAGGCAGGTGCGTTTATCGTTTAAATAGAAACAGAAAGGAGAAGATAATGGTATGGAGAGGGTTAACAGAGTACGTAGTCTACTTCAGGACCGAGCACTGCGGTCCTGAATACGAGGTGGTATCGGGGTCGTTCGACCCCGATAGGGCCAAGGAGATGGCCGAGCAGCTGACTGAGCGACTGGCTACGCTGGTCGACTGCGGGTGCTGTCTGCCCGCAGTTAAACGAAAGGATTAAGATAATGATAGAAAAGATCAAGAGGGCTGCGTATACTGCTCTTAATCGGAGGGGCGTTGTTCTCGCCCCTACCCCGAAGGAGATTCGATTCCCGCAGTTCGACCCCTGCCGGGCAGTAATGCCTATCGCTATTGTAGAGTGGCGAGCGACTGTTAATATGGAAGAGAAGATTCTCACCCATGTTATTATGCCCGGCGATATTTCTTTCCGGACCTAGAGGAGAAGATTAATGCTTACAGACAACGATATTTTCATGAGGATCTTAGGCACGGTCTTGCTCTTTACCGTTATTATAGGAGCGGCTATCGTTTGTAAGGCTAACGTACAGCTCGGAAGCTACCGAGTGAGATATTTCCCGGCAGACGGCGAGTATTGCGATTGCTATACCAACGAGCTGGGAGAAGAATACTGCGGACCCTGCTACTATATAGATTAGACCTGCCTTAACGCCCGCCCGATCAAGAGGCCGCCAGAGGAAGGAGGAAACTGGTGGCTATCCTTCCGTACCGGGTTTGGATATCTAGGCTCGTAACGCAGGGTTCGCTCTAAGAGGTCGTAATCCTACCTCGTAACCCGATGTCGAAATAAAGATGTCGAAATCGGAGGTCGGGCCTCGTAACCCAGACCTCTTTAAAAGATGTCGAATCCGACCTCCTGCCTCGTAACCCGGACGGAAGATAAAGATGTCGAATCCGACCTTCTGCCTCGTAACCCGGACGGAAGATAAAGATGTCGAATCCGACCTTCTGCCTCGTAACCCGGACGGAAGATAAAGATGTCGAATCCGAGGTCGAAATCGGAGGACCGAGCCCTGGACCCGAGGTGCCGTAAAGAGTCATACGAGTGCCGCTCCTTGTCACTTTTCGACCAGATTACTCTTTCAGGAGCTCGTGATATACGAGTCGGGGAAGGACTTCAAGATCGGACATATGTAATGCCAACTAAGGATGTCTTGGCTGAGGGGGGGGTAGAAAATACACCCTGAACGGCCGTATAAAACAACCGTTTGCCTTTAAATTCAATAAGTTAGGCAATTGCCTAAAAAATTAGCCCGAAAAGAAAAATGACGAAAAAAGCTTATTTTTTCATGTATTGGCATATGAGTTGCAGTATTTACCGCGCACATAAGTTTTACAGGTTGTCAATAATGGCAACCTCAACTAGCCCGCGCCGCGGGCAGAAAGGAAACACCATGCAAGAAAAAATCAAAACGGCAAAGGCAAGAAAAGAAGAATTGATTTTGAACATTGAAAAAACCGAAAAGGTGCTTTTTGATGCCGCGGCCGCGCTTAAGGTGGCAAAAGGAAAAAGCAAGGTTGCCGCGCGCAAGGCGCTTAAGGTTGCCGAAAAGAACCATGCGGCCGCGGTTGATGCGGCACGCGCCGCGGGCGTGTTGCCTGCGCCTGAAAACACCGCGGCTGAAAGTGAAGCAAACACCGCGGCTAAAAAATTGAGTGACGCGCCCGCGCCCGCGGCCGTCAAGGCTCAGGCAATCATTGACGCGGCAGTTGACGCTACGCCCGCGGTCAAAAAGAAGGTTCAAGAAAAGCTGGCCGAAAGCGCGCCTGAAGTACACGCGGAATATATGAAGCTTGTGGCCGCGGCCGCGCGAATGGGTGAAGCAACCCAACCGGTTTTAACACTCAACAATTCACTCATTGAGGTTGAGCGCGGCACAAAAGAAGTTGACGTTAACAACATACCAATTGTGTCAAGCGCGTTCGGTGCGGTTGAATTTTTGCGGCCACGGCTGAATAATGCCCGCTTCATTCTCACCGCGAAGAACCTAAAAGCGGGCAAGGAAGCTTCAATTCGCATTTTTGAGCGCGGCCAAACGAAACCTACATCACGCGTGATATTCACCGCACGTTCGGGTGAATTCGGAAGCTCAGCGAAGGAAATGTCAAACATGGGTATTGCCTGTGAACGCATAACCCATGGTGGGAAATATGGTTATTCAACCGCGTGGGAAAAACTTCAGGCTTTCTACACCGAAAATTTCTGCATCAAGAAATAAATTTTAGCCCGCGCCCGCGGTATAACGCGCCTGTTATTTTTTTTTAACAGGCGCGTTTTTCTTGCCCCTGCCTTGCCACCAGGCTTGCCCCTGCCTTGCCACCAGCACGCCACCAGCACGGCCACCAGCACGGCACCAGCACGCCCACCAGCACGCCCCCTGCCTTGCCACCAGCACGGCACCAGCACGCCCCCTGCCTTGCCACCAGNNNGCACGCCACCAGCACGCCACCAGCACGCCACCAGCACGCCACCAGCACGGCCACCAGCACGGCACCAGCACGGCCACCAGCACGCCACCAGCACGCCACCAGCACGCCACCAGCACGGCACCAGCACGCCCCCTGCACGCCCCCTGCACGCCACCAGGCTTGCCACCAGCACGCCCCCTGCCTTGCCACCAGGCTTGCCACCAGCACGCCCCCTGCACGCCACCAGGCTTGCCACCAGCACGCCCCCTGCCTTGCCACCAGCACGGCACCAGCTTGACAGCTTTCACTGGTTAACACCTTTTGACGCGTTGCGTCAAAGTGTCAAAGTGTCAATTTGATTCTCAATATGGGAAAAAATTGTCACATTAATATATGCGCATAGCCAAAATGGGCATGGCTGTGATGTGTCCCTCCTCACAAATAATCGCTCTTCTCTTTTCAATATCCCACGAGTCTCTTTTCAATATCCCACGAGTCTCTTTTCAATATCCCACGAGCTTAACAAACTCGCCAAAACCTCGCCAAAACACACTATATTCTCCCCAAAGTAAGTACCTGTCTGCAAAAAAACCGTCCCAATTTTTTCAATATCCCCCGAGTATTACCCCTAACAAAACACGCCTAAATACCCCCTAAATAACTTTATAAATGTCCTATGATGTGAATGATGTGAAATTGGTGTGAATGATGTGAAATGTTTGTCCCCTTTTTAAACCCCTAGCGCATTTATGACGCAATGTGTCCATTAATAAGTGGATGTTAAAAGATTTCACATACCCCCACATACCCCCACCCTATCTCCCTTTTGTTTCATTTATTATGGACTAATTATGGACTAATTATGGACTAATTATGGACCAATTATCAAAGACTTATTTATTTGACAAGCCGTCCAATTTACGGGTATTATATTTCATTATTACAGACATATATTTAATGCGCCCTGGAAGTTGTGTTTGCGGAGGAGAGTTTCGTGGAGAAAGAGAAGAGAAAGAGAAAGGAAGTTGTAGATAAGGGGAGAGAAGAAGATAGGGTGGTTAGGGAGTTTATGAAGAGGAGAGATAAGAGGAAAATGAAGCTGGATAAGAATAGGCGGTTGCCGGGAGAGGTTAGAGGTGGAAATATAAAAGATGCAGAGGATAAGAGGTGGGAATTGAAAGAGCGGCAGGGGTTGCCGTTAGAGATTAAGATAAGAATGAGTAAGGATCGTATAGAAGAGTGGTATAGGCATTGGAACGGGCGCATTTATGTATCGTTCTCTGGGGGTAAGGATAGTACGGCCTTGTTACATTTAGTAAGAAGTATGTATCCTGAGGTCCCGGCGGTGTTTGTAGATACTGGACTGGAATTTCCTGAAATAAGAAAATTTGTTAAACGAGTAGAGAACGTAACGTGGTTGAGGCCGAAGATGCCTTTCTTTGAGGTTATAGAGAAATATGGGTATCCGATTATTAGTAAGGAGAGTGCTGCTAAGTTGTATGATATTCAGAATACTCGTAGCGAGAAGGTACTTAAGAAAAGGTTGTATGGGGATAAGTTTGGTCGGGGTCGGCTACCGGAGAAGTGGAAGTATTTAATTGATGCAGATTTTAAGATATCAGATAGGTGTTGTATGGTAATGAAGAAGGCTCCGATTATGAAGTATATTAAGGAGAATAACAGGGCGGGTATAATCGGGACGATGGCGGATGACTCTCGCCTGAGGACTACTAACTATCTGATGAATGGATGTAATGTTTACCGTAACTACAGACCTACCAGTACCCCTATTGCTTTTTGGGTGGAGCAGGATGTTGTAGAGTATATTAATAGATTTAATCTTGATTACTCGGAAATATACGATATGGGGTATGCTAATACAGGTTGTATATTTTGTGCCTTCGGCGTGCATCTTGAGTATGGAGAAAATAGATTTCAGCGACTGTATCATACTCACCCAAAACATTATTGGTATTGTATAGAAAAGCTTGGTATGGGAAAGGTACTTGAAGCGATAGGTGTAAACTATAAGGTTGGGTTTTGTAAAGATTGCCGTTACCTTGGTAAAGAGCTAAACAGGTATATAGACGCGGAAGGTAGGGTTTCCGGTATGTATATATGTAATAAGAAGGTCTTAGAGAAAACAAACGCCTACAATAAAGCTTGTATTAAATTTGTCCTTAAAAAGAGTAAAGCCGTAATAGTTTAATCCTTCCTTAAACGACCCCTTTTTTCTTGACACCGATTTTTAAGTATTTTATATTGTAACCTCATTAAAGGTGCGCTGGGAAGGTATGTAAAGAGAAGGTTTAGTTAAAGAGAAATTTGATAAAGGAGAAACGAGTATGAGAAAGAGATTTTTTGTGCCGGAGATTACAGAGAAAATGAGGGATCTGCTGGTTAAGTATTACAGCGGGAGGTGGATTGGGAAGTTGGAGAGCGAGATTTGGGTGGCTTTCGAGTTTATGCACATTCGCCGCAGTATGTGGAAGGGTGAAGGGTGGCACCGTGCTCGTTTTGTCAGGCGCATGCTGGAATTTGCTCTGCTTGTCCTTGCGGAATTATGGATAGCGGATGTGGAATTATTGCGTCAGAAATTGAGAGTGAAAATTTGACTCCTGGTGGGACGAATACGATTAAAGAAATAAATGCCGAGCATAAGCGAATTGACAGGGCGAAATATCTTTGTGCGAAACGACTCTATGAAGTACTAGAGGAAGTATGGGAAGAACTCTGCTAAAAGGAGAGGTTGTTATTATGAAAATTGTACGGTTGAATAAAGAAAAGAGGAAAGCGATTCTGGAAGCCCTGCTTGATGTAGAGGAACATATGAAGGCTCTTGTTGAAGAGGGCAGCCTAGACAGGCGGGGGGAGTAAACCAGGCGGGGGAGTAAATAAGGTTAAGAAAAAATATTAAAATCTTAAAATACTGTTAATTGCCAAAACTGAAATAGTTTGTTATAATAGCCCTTCCCTTAATAAAGGAGGTTTTGGTATGAAAGAGCCTGTTGGGTTTGTTGGGTTTTTTGGGAATGTTACTATAGCTCTTGTTATCGCTATTATTTTCTTCAGCATAGCCAGCTTTATTTCTTCGTCGGTTTGGGGATCGTATCACCCAGTAGCCGAGGGGGTCATGCTTGAGGACAAAGAAATTGCAAAGGGGCTATTTAGGGTCTACGATCAAGAGCTTGGTGTTGCCTGCTATACAAGCGTGCGGGCTATTTCCTGCGTAAGCCTGATGTAAAGGAGAATTAAAATGGCGCAACCAAAAACAACGGAAAACCTGATCCCCGTCATGTTGAGCAAGGAAGAGGTGTTTGATGCCGTAACAGCCGAGGTCATAAGCCGCTTTGCCAAGGCGGGGCACGACCCTAAGAGGATACGCATTAAGTCTTCCGAGTTTCAAACTGAAGAGTATCAGGGTAACGAGATATTTACTGGCATTAAAGTTACGGTCGGCTTTAAATGATTCGCTGCGTTGACTGCGCCCACTACGATCATGAAACCGGCGTGGTGTGCTATACATATCATGGAATATCTTGTGTAAGCCTTGATGTTGAGAACTGAAACAGTTTGCTTGCTGTGCGGTGGGAATGAAGTGGTTAGCCTGACCCGCCGGACCGTACCCGGCTTAATGGTAGCTATGGCAAAAACACCCCTATGGAATTGGGGTTCTGGCGAGGCACCAGTTAAGTTAACCCATAGCGGGATCTTTTGTTGCTTGGCCACAACTGCTGATCCCTTAAACCCATTGTGCGGACCGCGCAGCAAGCAATTTTTTTTAGGAGAATCACATGAGCAAAATACCATTTGTTATTCCAATAGAGGTTCTCGAAAACATACTGCGCCTTGCAACTGTCCATATTGAAGACCATGACGAGCTTGGTGATATGTCAAAGAGTGTAATTGGCTTCTTTGGAAACGACCTGATTAATGATATTATAAACGAAGATGAAGAGTAAAATGGTTGACGAAAACTCTATATGTTGCTTTAACTGCATTCACGCTGACCTTGAACCGATTTTTCTTTTTGGGGAAAATGAAAACGGCATTGCTTTTAAGCTTGTGGAGTGCTTTGCTAGAAAGTCAGTAAAAGAGTCGCCACCACAAGAGGCATACTTGCCTCCTGACAGACCACAAAATTGCAAACACTTTGAAAGGGATAATTACATGGGAGTTACTGTAAAACAGAAAGAGCACACGAGTGTTATGGATCTTGCCAACGAAATCAGGAAAGAATACCCTGTAATGGGGGCGCTGAACAGTGACCTCAATGGAATAGTGAAAAAAACCATTAAAATGCTTGCCCAGATGCCCCTAGATGACGTTTTAAGGCTGCTTATTGAGGTTTCCCCTAGCTCAATGGAAAAGTGGCTTACGGGGGATCCTGATGCGCCTTAGAGGCTATTATTTAATAACCCGCTATGAGGGGAATACCCTTGCCGATGAGATGCGTTCTCTTTTTGAGTATTTCAACACCCCGGTAGTCGTTGATGTTTACCCAGACCCAGCCAGCCTTGGGGCTGTTGTAGCCGTTAAGGGATACTATACGGATGAGACTCTTCGCGAGTTTAACAGATTGAATCTTTTAAAGTTATATATTAACAGACTTAAGAAACTTAAAAGCGGAGGAAAATATGAGCCACCTGATTGTGAAGCTGATTAAGATTTTTTTAAGCATTTATTGCCCCATGCGAGATGAATGCCCCTACCGGGTTATGGACGTTTTAGGCGTTGACAGAAAGCTTCTCAGGAAGTATATTGATGAAGGTGGAAAGCTAGTGTTTGATTTTGCATCTGAGCATCTTGCTGAATTCAATAAGGAGTTAAACTGTGGCTTAAAAAATGAAGAGTTTAAACAGTTCGTGCTTGAGGCGCAGGAGCTTCTAAACAAGTTTAATATTGCCAGTATATTCACCGAGAATAACGAGGAAGAAAATGGCAAGAAGGAAGTTCACAAAAAGGGAAAAGCCAGAAGATATAACGCACGAAATTAGCTCTGCCAATCCAAGCCCCGGTGTTGATGATGTTCAGATTCGGTTTAAAAAATTCGACACTATGTTGAGTAAAATAACCCTGCCGATTGATAAAGCAAAAAGTTTTGCGGAAGACCTTTGTGCGTTCCTGAATATTCCCACCAAAAAAGGAAACAATGAAGACAAAGGAGGCTAATCATGCCAAAAGAAGTTTTCCTCAGAACAAAAGAAGCTGCCCACGTGTTCAGCCATGCCATAGGAGAAGACGTCAGCCCGGATGATCTTCTTGATTACGCCAGAGCTGGAAGGTTAAAGGCGGAGAAAATTGGTCGGTATTGGCAGTTCAAGCAAAAAGATATTGTTGATTTTTGCAAGAAAGTTTTATCCGACCGAGATAAGGCGAAAAGGGCGAGGGAAAATGAAAGAAGAAAAATCGGAACCGGAAGCAGTTCAAACGCAATATGAATCAGTGCGGTTTACAGCCAAGGAACTTGAATGGATATTTTTGTATTTCAACAAGAGCCTTGGGCTTGCCTACCGCGGCGATCAAGACAGAGACGGCCTTAAACTTGAAGAGTTGCAGTGTGACCAGTTCTCCCCAAGGCTACTCATGGAAGATGTAAAAATAACCCAAAGGATAATTGCTAAAACGAGGCCGTATGGATCACATGGGGGTTGACATGGCCCTTCCATTGTGGCATAATATTTTTACTTATAGCCTTTGTTTGTTGTTTCATTACCCACGCCCCGCGCTGTTAACTCCATGAGGATAGCGCGGGGCATTTTTTATGGAGGAAACAATTATGGAAGCCGGCGTTAAGGAAGCCAGAGGCGAGTTAGAGAGTAGGCCGTATTTAGTGGCGGCAATGGTTGATGATGTTGAAGTCCGAATTGTTGTCCAGGCGGTAAGCTTGGCTGATGCCTTGGTGAATGCAACCTTTGCTTTTGCCAGAAAGAAGCTGTTTGTGCATTACCCCTCAACAGAGTGGATTAGGCAGAACGGGGGGCCGGGACTGATGGAGAAAATGAAGGGGGTTGAAAAATCCCACTTCGTAGCGGCCTTTGCCGTTCCCGGCGAGTATCGGTATATGGATGACTATAAAATCTACGGCCTCTACAAGGGCAAAGATGTATCAGGGCAGTGGTCCCATTAAAAAGTTGTTTTCCTATTTGACAAACAATTTAGGGATATAATATGGTTTAACTCAGGTAAGGGTGCTGGGTTTCACATTGGCGTATGCCCCGTGGTGAGAAGATAACTCCGCCTTGCCACGGGGCAGTTTTTTTTAAGGGGGTGAGCATGAATGATTGGGACACAAGTTAACAAGATAGTAGAAAATTTTTTTATCCATAAACTTGGACGTCTTTGTTTTTTCTTCATAATGTGGGCACGCCACGAGCTATGGCTATGCAAATATGGCAACAATTTATATTTTCATGTTGAGAAACTAACTAAGAGGTTTTCCAGCCTATATTATTCGGTACATGGCTGCAAGCTTGGCGGGGATAAAAAGGCCAGCGTGTTTTTTGCCATTGCCCGTCGCCACTACAAAACGACAACCGGTATTTTTCCGAGTGATTATGAGATTGAGTTTCTTTGCAAGGACATTTGGCTTTGGAATAATTGGGGCAATGACCAGAAGGTACATGGCCACCGCTGGACCTTAGTTTTTCAGAAACCAGAAGTAAAATATTTTTATACTGGAATGTAAGGGGGTGTAATTTAAATAGTTATTTTAGCCTTGACAATATGCTAAGTTATTGCTAAAAGGGTGCAATTGCCTGTTCAGGCAATGCCTTGGGAAGAATGTTTAAAAGCAATATTAATATCTTAGCGCTTATTGGCAAGGGAACTCTTGCCATGGGGGCATTTTATGGAGCAAAAAGAAAAAACGTTAGCGGAAAGCACTAATGAAATAAACCTCCACATGGCCACTGTCAATCAATATGCCAAAGTAATTATAGAAAAAGCAAGGGCCATAGACTCAATAAGCCGGGACTTCGTACTTGACACGGAGCGCCTGCTAACCGAAGGGTTTAAGATCCAAAGCATTATTGAGATCCTCACCAATATCAAAGAAGAAACCTTCAACCTTCTCAGAAATGTTAACCAGAGCGAGCTTCACGCCTATAAGGCTGACAAGCTATCAGAGGGTGTTTTTCCGAAGGTAGTAGAAGAAAGAAGGAGCCACACTAAGAAAAACTAATGTATATGCCCCAACAGGTGATTGCTATGAAGAAGATAAACGGCAAAAAGAGAAAGGCAGTTGTAAGACGTGCTGTTATTGTCGTAGAAAAGAGAATTCCATTAAGCACAAACCCCAATGAAGATCCCTGCCCAAGTCCACTCCCTACTGAAACAAAGCGCAGAAAAGCCATGTGTTTTGCTTTTGCAAATGCCTCATTGGGATGCCGCTGTATGGCGGGGAAGTGCCCGAATTACGATAAAAACGCATGTGGTGTTAACGGACAAACAGTTTATGTGCGATTCAGCAGAAGGATGCAATACCGGCACTTGAAAAGAATATTACACTATGATAATAATTTAAACTACTTTTAGGGGGTACTGAAGGGTGGCTAAGTTTCTCGTATTATCAGAAGATAAAAACAGGGTGTATATCCGCAATTGTGTTCGCATCGCAAAGAAGAGTTTAATTTTTGACGAGCCTGTCAATGGTAAAACCCAAGTGCCGAAAGAGCGCTGTTATTACTACAATGATGCCGAACACGCTGATTATCTTTACGACCTACAAAGGCTTGATAAAAGAATAAGAAATTTAATAATGATTAGGGATGATCTTTTAAGCAGGTTTACGCAGGTAACAACGAAGAGCACGAGGTTTTAAATGAACCATAGAAACACGATGAAGGAATTCCGCACAGATGATTTTCTTGTTAAATTTCTACACCCAAATAGAGACGGGGTAGAGGTGGAGGTTTATATGCGTAGGCGCAAGCGATTCCCGCGCACAATGAGCCTTCATTCAAAGCCAATCATGAAGTTCAACCTTAAGGATTTGCTTGGGGAAGAAAAGAAAGAGACCGCATTTAACGTTTTCCAAAAGATGATAGATAAAAGTCAGAATGCAACAGCCTTTGTTCTATCAGACGAATGGGGAGAAGAAGATGGAGAAAGTGAAGGGAGAGAAGAAGATGGAGAAAGTGAAGGGAGAGATGAAGAGGTATCTGATAATTGATGGAAACCTCCTGTTACACAAGAGCCAAGGCGTTCATGGAAGCCTGAAGACCAAAGTTAAGGGAGAAGTTGTTCACACCGGCATCCCTTATGGTTTTCTAAAGGCCATTGTCAGGCTTAACAAGCATTATCAATTCTTAAGGACTTGTGTTGTTTTCGACAGTGGCGTGGCACCAATGAGTGTCAAACAGCATGCTAGAAAGCCGGTTGTTGCCAGAGATCTTCTACCAAGGGTTGATGTATTTGAAGACTACAAGAGTAGCAGAGGCCCACTGAAGATTGAAATAGCCCGCGGAAAGAAGCTCCTTGACCGATTCCTCAATTGCCTGCCAATAACTGTTACGTATGCCAGTCCGCTTTATGAGGCGGATGATGTTGTGGCCCATGTTTCTAACGAAGTGTGGCTTCGCAGGCAGGACACCAATACCGATGTCATTATTTACTCTGATGACAAAGACTTCCATCAACTCATACATGGTCCGAAAAATGGGTTTCGAGTATTTTGCCATAAGCGCAAAGATGTAATCATGGACCGAAAAAAATTAAAAGAAAAATTTGGCCTTAGCCCGAGACAATTTGTAAAATACCTTGCCCTTGTTGGGGACAGCATTGATGACATTCCCGGCGTAAAAGGGGTGGGGCCAAAAACGGCTGTTAAACTTATAACCGAAAAAAGAATTAAAAAGACAATAAGTAAAGAAGATTATGAAATATATAAGCGAAACATATCCCTAATAGAATTGTCGGCTGATCAGCGGGTTGTGCTTGCTTGCCGCCACGGACGCCTTGACATGAAAAAGCTTAATGTGCTATTAAATAAGTTCAAGATGGTCAGTTTCCAAAGGGAGCAAGATCAAAGCGTGTTGCGGCAACTTAAACCGATTAAATTCTTGAGGGAATGTTGAGTGCCCTATGGGGGAGTGTTGCATGCGGTCACTTCATGTTCGGGCAAGCATTGGTGTTTTCCATTTAACCAGTAAGGCTTTCGAAAGTGCAATGTTTGACCTTATTGAACATTGCGGGTTGCATGTTCGCAGGGCGATTTCATATGAGTTTTTCCCAGACGGCATAACCGCCGTTGCCATATTGGCAGAGAGCCATATTATTCTTAGCACGTGGCCAGAGAAACATGATTTACAACTCGATTTCTTTTGTTGTGGCGATACCAGTGCTATTGATAGAATGCTGGGAGCCATTCCTGAAAAACTTAATTGCAAGATTGTTTCATCAAGAGTTTTAGATAGGGACAGCATGGTTTCAGTACCATCGTAGGTTCCTCCCTGCGATAGCAGTACCCTTCAAGCCCGCTGGCATTGCCAACGGGCTTTTTTTTGTTGTTTTCTGATTTGACACAATGCGTCCACATATGCTACTTAAAACTAAATAATGGAGGTCGTTATGAAGAGAAATAAAAGAGATACATTGCAGTTTGCGAAGATGAAAGCGGCGATGATGTTCGCAACGGAAAACCTTTCCACGCGGGAAATCGCAATCAAGGTTGGCCAGAGTACAAGAATGGTGAACACATGGCTTGATGACCCGGCCTTTCAGGATGAGGTCAGACGCTACGCTGAACGCTTCCTCAAGGTGAATGAGGAAGGGAAGGAATTTAGGAAGCAGCAGGCGTCTACGGTGCTCCCATTCCTATATAATGAACTGTTTCGCAGGGTGGCTGTTGACCCCGCCTGCTTAGAGCATATGCGTGACACCGATTTGCGACAGCTCATTATTGGCCTACAGCATGAGGCCCGCCTTGACACCGACGGGGACGTAACCCAAAAGGTAGGCCATTTGTCAACCAATAAGCTTGCCGACCGCTACAACAAGAGTTGCTCTGGGAAGAAAATGAAGAAAGAGAAAAGGGTGTCAAACCTGGATGACCATAGAAAGAAGTAACCCATGAGTTTGATGGTTTCCAAAAAGAAGAGGAAAAAGAAGGTGAAAAAGAGCCGACAATTGGATGTCGGTTCTTTTGTTAGTGAGGCCAGTGAGGAGCTAAGCTCAAAGCCAGCTGATAATAAGCGCCGGGCCGCAGTGGTGGTTAGCAAAAAGAAGCCGCAACGAAAAGCTGCTCCCCTTACAGTGGTAAAAAAACAACCCACTGAAGAGGAGCTTGCCAACTGGTTGTCAACGGTTCCCGGTTTTATTGAGGGGCTAACCGAAACGGAATTTAACCCTACTCGTCTTTATGGGTATCAGGTAAAGTATTTGAACCGAAAAGTTTCCTTTTGGCATATAGACAAGGCGAGGCAGACTGGCTTCAGTTATGTGTTTGCTGCCGAGGGGCTGGCTAAGTCCCATCTGATGCACAAGTACACGAAAATTTTTATTTCCATCAACCAAGATGAAGCCAATGAGAAGATCACCTACGCCCGCGCCATGTATGACAGTATGCCGCTGGCGTGGAAAAAGAAGTTGGTGGTGGACAACCGCAAGTGTTTGGAGTTCGAGGGCAAGTGGCGAGGCCGTACAACCCGTACCCGCATAATCAGCCACGCACAAAGGGAGCCCCGTGGGAAGGGCGGTAACACAGAGGTTGTTCTTGACGAGGCCGCACATTATATTTTCGGAAACCAGATTTACACTGCCGCCCTGCCTATTACCACTAGGGGAAAGGGTGGTATCACCATAGGAAGCACACCGCTTGGAAAAAGCGGCATTCACTGGGACATTGCTGATAAGCCAGAATTCAGACGTATATACAGATACCAGCGGGTTTTCTGGTGGCATTGTATTGATTTTGTCCAAAAGGGGAAGTTTAAGGAGGCCAACAAGAAGGCTAATAAGATGTCAACTGCCGAGCGCGTAGACAAATATGGCAGTGACAAGCTTATTAGCATATTCCTGAGTATGGATCTTGAATCCTTTCAGCAGGAATATGAGCTTTTACATATTGACGAGAGTGTTTCCTTTTTTCCTCTTGATCTTATTAAGCGCTGCACCTATAGCGTAATAAAGGACAAAATTTACCTTGAGGAAGATGAATATGCTGAAGATGCTAAAAGTTTTCCTGTTGAGACTTCGTACCCAGAGGTTAAATTTAATTATTATACCGCCCTTGATGACCTTGCCGCCGCTAAGCGGGCAGGGGAGTTTAAGGGATCGCTTTCTGCTGGCTTCGACGTTGGACGGCGTAAACACAACGCGGAGCTTATAATTGTTGAGGATGTGCCACGCGGCCCTGTTGCCCTTCGCGGAAGAATTAAGTTCAACAATGTAGATTTTGAAGCGCAGGAGGCTGAACTTGGCCGAGCAATTGATTGGCTTGGTCTTGAGCGTATGGGTATTGATGAAACTGGCCCCGGTATTCAGCTTGGCGAGAACATGGAAAAGAAATATCCGGGAGTTTGTATTCCAATTAATTTTACTAACTCTTGGAAAGAGCTTAATGCCAGTCATACTCGCAGGCTAATGGAAACGCAAAATTTGGCCCTGCCTGATGACCGGGATGTCAGAGGCCAGTTTCACAGTATTAAGCGAATGGTCACAGATCATGGAAACCTCCGCTTTGACGCGGAAAAGAATAAGGAGCATCATGGCGATATTGTTTGGGCTACGGCCCTTGCGGTTGAAGAGCTTCGCCCTGATGAAATTGGTAGCTTGAGCGTGTCAAAGAAGAAAGTTGACAGGGCCGTTCCAGAGAATATTGTTTCAAGACCAAAAAAGAGATTGTTTAACAAAAAGACAACCAGTGTTCCCATAGCAAGACACACTGGTCCATCTTTTGGGGTTTTGCCGCCTCATTAATGGAAGGGACTTTCTGATGGCTAAGAAAAAGAAGCGGAGAGCGGTTGTTAAAAAGACCAGCGGTCCAATCATGTCAAGAAGGGACCGCAAGGGACTTGAAGATTTCACAGAGAAGCATTTCAGCCGGGAGCTCCAGGATGAATTCAGCAGTTTCCTTAAGGGGGAAGCTAAGCTGAAGGGCAGAAAAGGGGGCAGAAAGGCCGACGAGGATGAGGTTCCTGTTATTAACCTGAAAGAGCTTACCCGCATAGACAACCCAAATGTATCCGGCATGGCCTTTGGTAAAGATTACGGCATTTACAACCCTTCCGAAATTACCATTGATACCTTCAAGAAGATGAAGAAGGATCCGCAAATTGCTGCCGCACTTGCTTTTGTTAAATTGCCAATCATGAGTCTGCCGTGGCGCATACAATGCGAAAATGATAAAATCGCTAAAACGGTTGAGTATATTATTAAACCCATATGGAGGTCTACCCTAAAGAGTGTTCTCACGGCGGTTGAATATGGGTTTGCCAGCCACGAGAAAGTTTACGCCCTAAGGGACATCCATGTTCGGTCAGAAAACAAAACTGGTAAGAAGAAAACCTTTTTTAAGGGACCAGCCCTGACCTATAAGAAAATTAAACCCCATTACCCAGATTCAATAACAATCAACGTGAACAAGTTTGATGACTTCTCCAGCATTACCCAATCAATGATGGGAAAGGGAGACGTCACCATTGATAAGAATAAGAGCTTCCTGTTTACAAACGACTACGAGTTTGGGAACCTGTATGGAATGTCCCGTCTTGAGTCGGTATATAAATACTGGTACTGGAAAGAAATCATGTACCAGTTCATGCTCATGTATTTTGAGCGCCGCGGAAGCCCGCCTGTAGTGGCTACGGCCCCAATGGGGCGGTCAACTGATTCTGACGGTACAACAAGGCGTGACAACCTTGATGTGGCCTTAGACCTTGCCTCAAGCCTTCTGAGCAACAGCGTTGCTGCCCTGCCCTACCAAAGCAACCGCAATACAAACGAAAATATGTGGGGCCTGGAGTACTTGCTTGACGACAAGCGTGGCGAGATGTTCATTGAGGCCATTAACCATATTGACAAGGCCATTCTGCATGGAATCTTCCTGCCCGACAACACGGTAACGGAGGGTGGCTCTTATAGTTCATCTTCTGTTCATGCTGATTTGTTTCTCATGAGCGAGAAGGGGCTCGTTACCGATATTGAATTGGCGGTTAATACGCAGCTTGTACCCATATTGGTGCAGGGCAACTTCAAACGTAGCGAGTGGTGCGATTGCTACTTTGAAATGGAGAACCTTGATTTTAACCGCAAGTTGGCTCTTAAAGAGATTTTCATTGAAATGCTCCGCAATGTTGACAATATGGTTCAAATTGGCTTGCGTCCAAAAATATACCCTGATATTGAAGAGCTCGCCAAGGTTCTGCAAATTCCCGTTTCTACCCTTAAAGATGAGGTTGATGAAACGGAGGCTCCCAGCCAGCTCCCGGGCGAAAAAGCTCCTACCAATGTAATCCCTATTGATGGGGCTAAAAGCAGGGCCGTTCCTCGTAGGCCGAAGCGGGAAAGCAGCACAGGCACCCGGGATGTTGACAGGAAGGATCTTCGCCCCGGTGGTAAGCGTGCCGAACAGCGACGGGCAAAAATGAGTGAGGCTGAAAAGAGATTGTCAGAGCCCGATGCTGATATGATAGACCTTCTTACGGAAATGTATGGTCCCCAGCCCGATGAAGATGGGGCCATACCCTCAAGCGAGAAACTTCGCTTTAAACTGATAATGCAGGCGCTAACAGATGATGGACTCAAAGAGATCAAGAAGGGGTTGATGCGCTACAGGGCAATATCAAGCATGGACATCATTCCCAATTTTGAGTTTATGGATAACATGGATGTTATTCGCCACATTGTTCCGCTTCCAGACTTTGCCATTGACCTTTTGCAAGAGGCCATGATTCGTAAACTTTCTGATGTTGGAGAATAGCCTTGAGCATATCAAAAGAAATTCGGGTAGGTCCGGATGGAAATACAAGGACGAGGCGCAAGGTAAATTTTCAGGCAATAACGAAAATTTTCACGCTTCATAACGCCACGTTTACCCGAGATGCCAATGGAAGGCTGATTGAGACCCTGCTTTATCAGGATACTGACTATGCAAAACGCATTACCTTTACACGGGATGGCAATGGCAAAATCACAAGCATGTCATCAGAGGAAGTATATTAATGTTACAGGATAATATAAATCCTGATTTGGTTCGCCGCATTGACGGCCTTCCTTACTTGTATGACCCAACTAGGGCATTATGGCTTAGTGTCAATATGCGGACCTACACCTTTGCCATTGACCATAGAAATATAGGTTGCGCTACAGCAATGCAATTCATTGCCGAGTTACACACTAATGTCAATGGGCCGCTAGTAGAAAAAAATGGAATATTAGTTTCTCTTTCTGTTCGCTGTCAAAACAATGCAAATGCAAATTTTAATCTTTATAAAAATAACGATTCCTTGGTACGTCAAATTGTTTTATCTGGTGTTAATTTTGGTAAGCTCGAAAACCTGAGTGATTTGCTTTCTGAAGATGATTGGCTTGGCTGTAATTGTGAGCCGATTTCTGGAAATGTAGATTTTCCGGTCTTGCAAGCCACGGTAGCGTGGCGAGAAAATTAGAAAGGAGAAATTGATATGGCCATAATGCATACTGTCATTATTAAAAACAATGATTCCACGGACATTGAAATACCTGATCTTGGAATCATTGGTGTCCCCGCTGGAGATCAAATAACGCTAAGTAATCAGGAAACATATCCTGAAATTGCTGGTAGTGATGATCTCCGCACATTGGTTGAAAATGGCGATCTTGTTGTGAATGATGGCTCAGACGACCTGAGTGCCGCAGATGGCGTTCTGTATTTAACTATTGTTCGCCAGCAATACCTCATGGACACGTTCTATACAAGAGCACAGCTTCAGGGCTCTGGGCAGGCAGAAATCCATTGGAATAATTTGACGAACAAACCGGCCTTTGGGGATCCAAGTTTTGTTGCGCCTGTCTTATATCGTGTTCTTGACATTGCCAGCGATGCCACGGCCTCAAATGTTGGCGATGTTTATGTTGATACCGACGATGACAAATACTACAAATGGAATGGGGCCGCATGGGTTGATGATGGGGATGTTGCCGAGGGCGACCGGGTTATTAACCTGGATCATGCCACCGAAAATATCCATGTATTTGATAGTGGTGCATGGGCCGACACCACGGAATCTGCTGACCAGACCCTTGTTAACGTCAATGATGACGGCGATGGCAATGACGCCCAGTATGTGTATGATGGCCCCACCGATACATGGCTGAAAATGGGCGACATTGATTACAGCGGCCACTTTGACGGTGGAGCCGGCAAGCACGATGCCAGCGAAATTGATGTTGAAGGTACGTATCCGAATGTACCAAGCTCTCCGTGTGATGCTGAGACGGCCATTAGCGAGCTCAGCGATGCAATTACCAGTGCCGCGGAAAGCAATACGTTGGATGAGGCGTATGATGAAGGCGGTGCTGGTGCAGGCCGCGCCATTACGGCAGATTCCGGCCCCGTTGAGATTGACAACGGCGGTGGTACGCAAGCTGGTTTCAGGCTTGTTCCTAACGCCACGTTCCCCAGCGTTAGCCTTGCCAATGGTCAGGTCCATGTTGATGCTGACGGTATTGAATATGTCTATGATGGCACAAGAGGCAAATGGCTCTCAAAGGCCAGAATGACAATGAGCTTCAGCAGGCAAGGCAACAGTGCAAACGCCTATTTGCTTTCTGGTGAAGTTCCTGCCAATCAATCTGGCCCAAGATTCCATAAGGATGTATGCATTACCGGCATTAGCTGTCAATTAAGCAATGTCAGTACAGGCACCCTTATTGTAAGAAAGGATGATGTTGCCATAAACCTTTTTACGCTGGCCATTTCTTCCGCGCAGGGCGATCACGACGATACCATTGATGAATCTATTGATGCAGGGAGTTTTTTACAGTGTGGCCTGACAAGCAGTGTTACGCCGAGAAACCCGGTCGTGACCATATGGTATGCGTACGAAAAGAAATAAATAATGTGGTAGGAATGTAATGGCAAATCCGCTTGTAGTTGTACTGAACAATGATAGCACAGAGGTTTGGATTGACGATTTGGGGTTGTCAATCCAACCCTCTGAGCAACTAGTGCTATGTGAAGACAGCATAGATAGTTTGTTTCCCATATCAAAGATTTTTGATTCCAACGACTTAAAAGATCTTGTCGAAAACACAACCCTTAGCGTAAGTAGCGATGGGACAAACTACCTTGATACTACTGATGGAATTTCCCACATAAGTTATGAATCGCCCTATCAAGATCTTGCTGGTGATTCAAAATTTGACCGGGAAGGCGGTGTCATTACACCAAAGGTTGAGGGGGATGATCTTGATTTAAAAAACGGCACCCTCATTCTCCGAAATGTTGCTGGCACTGGCTATGTGGTTATTCAAAGAAGCAGCGGTAATGCCAGTATATCTGTTTATGGCACAGATGCCAGGGCTCTGTACCTTAACCTCATGAAGCAGGTGACGCAGCTTGGCGGCTCTACCTCTGACCAGTATGTTGTTATCTCTGATAGCGGGGATGGACAGTTACTTGGAATATTCGGTGACGGGGTTCACAAAATACGAAAAGAGCTTTTGTTTCTTGCTGGCTTGACCCCAACAGAGTATTTCCGGGTGGGGCATGATGGCTCTGGCTACTTTGTTTTTGCCGGTGATGGAAATAAGATCAGGTCAGTGCTGGATCAGGATAATATGTCATCGGACAGCGCCACCGCCCTGATTACCCAGCAGAGCGCCAAAGCCTACAATGACAAGTTCCCGCATGAGATAAATTTTGCAATCTCTGACGGCTCCAACCCATATCAGGAAATAGAGGCTACATCTTGGAAGTCGGTTCGCCAGTTTATCTTTCGGGGCACTAATAATATATGGGCGCCAACGGCCTTTAAGGTGGCGGTGAAAATACCGTTTAATCAAACTGGACACTTTCAATTAGTGGACCTGACGCACGGCAGTAACGTTGTGGCCTCTATGACAAAGGTTGGCTATCTTTGGCAATTCCCAAATGGTGCCAACTGGAAAATAGTAACAGATAATTCCCTTGCCAACCTTCCTTCGGGGGAGTCTGTTTTTGAGTTGCAGGCGAAGGCTGAAAATGCTGGGGGCAAGGTGTATTTATCCTCAATGAACCTTGTATTTTAACGAGAGGGTGGCAGGCCATGACTGTTTATAACTGGCGGGTTTATTGCAACACCGAGGGCGGCTACATCGAGACATGGAGCCCGGAGGTGCCCACCGTTTGCCCCAACAATAACATCCATGAGATTGACCCTTTAAAGTCCGTTATCATTGGGGAGGTGAAAGAGGTTGTTCCGGTTGATTCCGTTACGGGTAAGGTGAGGTCTCATTCAAGTTCAAAATTGCCAGGACTCACTACCAACTTTACTGGCCGCGGCGATGATCCTTCGGATGTTGATGATGTTGGAAATGGTCAAAGAATATATTACAAGCACGAGCTTGGCGATAGTACTGAAGCCACTATTTATGTTGATTTTAATACCATTGCAAACACCACCAGTATAAATGAAGGGTATGAATCACACAGTAATTGCCAAAATGAAGATTGTGGGTCTGTTGAAATAGTTTCGCGGGCCACACAAATATCTATGGATGGAACCAACACAGACTATAAACTTTATGCTGGCATTATGGTTATTCCAGCAATTGATAGTACTGGAGAGGTAGAAATACTTTCAGATCTTTCAGAGCATGACGGTGGTTTAGTTTATATGCCCGATGTTCAGCAAACTGATGGATCTTATCTATCTCCTGTTGCTTTTTGGAATGCGGAATGGAATAGCGTGACGAAAAAATTTGAAAATATAACACCTGCTCCTGCCGGAGATGGTCGTTATAATATTTTCATATATGAATATGTTTTTCATCGCTTTGCAAATGATTGGCCTTTGATGGGTAATTGCAGCGGTTGTCTTCTATCAACTGAGGATGAAGATTTGTGGGGGCATGGAATGAGATTAAAAATAACCATGAAGACTGGTTTGCCAGACCATGCTTGGGAGTTTAAACTTGGCCTATCAATGAGTAGATTGAGAACTGCATAACACATAGTGGGCTTAATTAATGAACTATGCACTGATTAATAATGAAATACACGATAGCTTTCCGGTTGTAGACCGGGCTACGTTCAATATGGTAGGCGGAATTGACTCTACAAGCTTTGCTGTCACTATTCTTGATCCTGATGGTGATGGCAGAGTTGATGGTACGGGCGCTGTTGATTGGTCTATTCAGGAAAAGGGTGTAGGCACTGGCTTCTATACGCTAAGCTTTACTCCTGACCAGCTTGGCGAGTGGATCGCAAATGTTGTCCACGATGATTATTTCCCCTATGGAAAGAGTATGAATTATGAAGTTGTACCGGAAGGGTTTTTCTCTTCCGGTGGTGATTCCACTTCCGATATTGCGGAATTGCTTGACATTTGCGATGACATTGTTATAATGCTCTCAACATTATTATAAGGAGGTTTTGCCATGATCACGGCCACCGTAATCCATCACGTTTCAGATAATTATATGGCAGAGATTAGCCGAGTGATACAGGCATACACATTTAACCCAAGCGTTGATGCCACCGGCGAGAGTTCGGAGCTTGTCAGATTTGAAATTTCAAACCTTAAAACATCGGTTACGGATGAAGATCGTGATTATGCTGGAAATGCAGATGTTATGAAATTTCTCAAAATCTCTTTGTCATGTAATTCTGAAGATTTCGATTTCAGCATTCTCAACCGCGGCGACATGACATGCCTTGATACTATCAACGAAATTATTGCCTATGAGGGCGAGGTATTGTCAATGTCAGATAGCTGGCTAATGGACCTCGTTGTGAGAAACGCTGACGACATCCCTGATAATATGTTTTATGCCTGGTTTAGGAATAATGATGCCGTCAACCCCATTGGCGATGTCACAATGGAAATCGCGTTTGAAACCGTTGATTAATATGGAGGTATATCATGGCAAGAGTTAAGCCGGTCAATTATTTTGGAAGCGGTGGCGGCGGTTCTTATGCTCCGCTGAACCACAATCATGACTCAAGATATGCCCTCATTTTTCATTCCACAGGGCATGCAAATGGTGGGAGTGACCCCTTAAAGCTTGATGCTCTTGCTGTGCCAGATGACAGTACGAATCTTGATGTATCTGTGTCGGCGCATGGTTTGATGCCGAAGCTTACCGGAGAAACGGATAAATTTTTTCGCGGGGATGGCTCTTGGTCTGAAGCTACCATTCCTGATAATTTAGATATGGGTTCTTTTGTATGAGTTTTTATTAACTTATTAATCTTCAATAGGGGGTTAAAATTATGCCGGTTTTTCAAGTAAAAAGAGGTACAAAGGCGGAGCTCAATGGCATTACTTTGGCGGCTGGTGAGTTGGGTTTCACCACAGACACCAAGGAGGTTTACATTGGTGACGGAGCCAGCAATAACCTGATTGGCTCTGTCAAGGTTGATGTTGTCGCCAATAAGCCCGCGGCTGGCGTTGCCGGGAGAATTTTTCACCAAACAGACGGCGATGATGCCGGGGATACATTTCTTGATGATGGGGCACAGTGGGTTAAAATTGGCGTTTCCAACATTGGAGACCTCAGTGGAGACCTGGACGATATTGATGATGGCACCAGCTATCAGCGGGTTGCGGCTTCCGAGGTTGATGAAAGCGGCTATGTCACGCAGGTAAATGATGGGGCAAATGTGGCCACGGCATCTGATGTACGGGGGCATCTTGATGATGACTCAATCCATCAAGAGCATCCGGCCTCAAGTGCTGTTGGCAACATTGCCACCTTTGCCGATACTACCGGCGGCCTTGATGATTCTGGTGTAAAGGTCAGCGATGCTGGCAGCAGCTCAACGGATCTCTGGTCGGCACAGAAAATCCAGAACACCATTGACCTCGCAATTGCGGGGCTTGATATCCAGGCGGATGTGCTTGATATTCAGGTGGATGATACCCTTGATCCTGGTGGTTCCCCGGATACCGGTGCCCGCTACATCATGACGGACTCAACAAATGCCCATGCCAATTTTGGCTCAATTGATGGGCTTGAGGGTAATGACATTGTTGAATATGATGGCGATTCTTTTGAGGTTGCCTACGATGTCTCTGAGGAGGGGGAAGGCGCACTTTGCTGGGACCGTGATAGCGGCACATGGCAACGGTGGGATGGTTCCTCCTGGGATGAATTTGGTGGCTTGGCCGGAATAACGGCTGGCAACGGCCTGACCAAAGATGGCAGTATTCTTCACGTCGGGGCAGGGGACGGCGTTGATGTTGATTCCGATGATATTGCCGTTGATGTTACCGATTTCATTGATACCGACTATGGTCTTGAGGAAAATTCAAATGACATTCGCATTAACCTTGAAGCGGATGGCGGTTTGCAGTTTGATGGCTCCAATCATGGCATTGAAATCAAAGCGGATACCAGCACTGGCGATACCATTGCCCCCTTGGCAGTGGGCGCTGACGGGGCCGGGGTTGAAGTGGACAACAGCACCATTAAGCATTCCAATGGTGTGCTTGAGGTTGGCGATATTGACGGCGGCTCCTTCGTTTAGTTTTTCGGGGGTTTAATAATCCTTAGCGGGGTTTAAATATTTAGCCCCGCTAGGGCCAACCCTTTTTGGAAGGATAATGTGATGTCTAACACAATACAGTTGAGAAGAGGGACAGAGTCAGAGCTTGGAGGGATTACCCTAGCTGCCGGGGAGGCTGGTTTCACCACAGATACAAAAGAGATTTTTGTTGGTGACGGCGCAAACCATCACGTTATCGGCTCTGTGAAGGTGGGGGCATTGGCCAGCAGGCCCGCGGCTGGTGCTGCCGGGAGAATTTTTCATGTTAATTCCGGCGATAGTACTGGCAACACATATATTGACGACGGTGTTGCTTGGCAAACTGTTTTTGATGCGGCTCACAGCCATGATATTATCTCCGAGGGCGATACCAGCGTAGAGATAGTAGATACTGGCAGTGGTGGCGCAATTAAGTTTAAAGCGGATAATACTCAGTGGGGAACCATTGATGCTAGCGGGGTCAGGTTTGGAAACAACCCATTGGCTCCTGTATTTGGAAACCTCCAGCTTGTTATTGATGGAGCCCATGCCCCCTTGGCCGCTATTGGGTATAGCGATGCATTTTATGCCTCTGGAATGTTAAGTCTTGGCCACATCAGGGGGAGTATTGATTCCCCCGACCCTATTCAGAATGACGATTACATTGGAATGATAAGCTTTGGTGCCTTTGATGGGGCCACGCTTCCATCTGGCATAACCATGATTGGGTATGCAACGGAAGACTGGGACAGCGAATCTCATGGCTCAGAACTTATTATTTCCTCAACCCCTAATGGCTCGCCAACTGCCGTTGCAGCTCTCGGTATTGGCGGGAATGGAAAGGTTGTTGTTGGCGATTCAACTTTTGGGGATGAAAAGCTTCGTGTGTCCGGGGCTGTTCAGCTTGGTGCTGCTGATAGCACTAACGATGGCACCATACAGTGGACTGGAAGTGCCCTCCAGTATTATGACGGCGAGTGGAAGACATTTGAAAACACCGACCACGATCATGACTCTGATTATGCTGCATCAGATCACATACACTCTAACTATGCTGTTTCTGGCGACGAGGGAGAAATTCAGTTTAGCGATGGCAGCTCCGCGCATGCTTCGAGTTCAAAGCTTTATTGGGATACAACTAATGAGGATCTCCATGTTGATGGGGATATTTATGCTGACGGCTTTAGCTCTAACTCGCCATTTATCATAAAGGAAAATGGCACCGAGGTTGCCCGTTTTAGTGGTGGCAAGCTCGGAGTTGGTATTGACCCTGTTTATAATTTTCATCTTGATTATGATGGACAGGCCGCGGCAGCTATTGTTGGCCATGATGATGGGAGTTATAATCATGCCTACATGGCTGTTGGCAGAAGCAAGGGCACAGCGGAAGAACCTTCCGAAATTGAAGTTGACAACACGATTGGGGCATATATAATCTCCGGCTATCATAGCGTGGCCGGGTATGTTGCCTCTGCTGGTATGTACTCGCAAGCAACTGAGAGCTGGAACGGTAGCGGCGTTGGTACAAAGCTTATGATATGTGTAACGCCGAATGCTGGGGCGGGAGCCCCTTTCAGTGCGGCGTTAACGCTTGAGAATGATTATCGGGCAACTTTTACGAGCAGCATTAAGCCGGGTAATTATGATGGCACAAATGTTTCTGGCGGCATGATTCGCTGGACTGGAAGTGCCCTCCAGTATTATGACGGCGAGTGGAATACTTTCGAGAATACTTTCCATAATCATGACTCTGATTATGCCACAGCGGATCATACCCATGCCGGGGTCTATGCAGACAGCACCCATACGCATGATGAAATCTCAGAAGGCAACTCGAAGGTGCAGGTTGTTGATTCAGCCGAAATAACATATGGCCGAATCAGCTTTACCGTTAATGATACTTGGGCAGGTTTTATTTCTTCTACGGTTACAGATCCATGCATGATTATTACCGATAATCCGAGCGCAGTGGCACTCCATATGCAATATGGGCCGGTCTATGGGCATATATCGGCGGTCAAAGAATCCGCTGCAATGCTCGGGGCTTTTTCATACAGTGACACCGCCACTGATTGCGGAACATTGTATTTATTCCATGCTGGAAATGCAATCAATGGCCCAAGCTACACTGCCGACGGGCATTCATTGGGCGAGGTTGTATATGCTGGCTTTGATAATGGTCAGGGGCGTCTAACAGGTGTTCTCCGCATGAGGGCCACAGAAAGTTACAGCGGCGATGGGCGTGGCTCTGAGTTTGATATTCGCCATGTAAAAACTGGCGAAGTTTCTTATACCACGGCTTTTGCCATTGGTGGAGACTCAAAGGTTACCCTTGAGCAAGGCACAGGTATTAACAAGTTTTCAACAACCCTTCTGAGTACAAGCGATGACGAGGCCCCAACCTCAAAGGCAGTTGCAACATTTTGTAATACCAATTATGCCGATGCCACTCATAATCACGATTCTGATTACGCCGCTATAGGTCATGTCCATACTGGCAATATTAATCAAACAGCCGGGGACAGTACGAATTATCTCAGTGATATGCTTAACCTCGGCGTGAGTGAAGAGTCTGAGGCAAAAGATCTTGTCAAGCTTTTGCTGAACGGAAATATAGAGTTTTATAACTCGACACCAATGATATATTTTAGCAACGAAGGAACACGCTTAGTTCAAACCGGAGGCTATTTAAACTTCCAAAAGTGGACAGGCTCCGAATACGAGACTGTATTTTATATCAATCATATTGGAAACGATTCTACAAATTGGGAAATTGGTGGCCCAGCAGTCGTGAACGTTCTGTAATAGGTGTTGTAAAATTTTAATTTGGTAAGGAGGTAACTTTGGTATGACACAGAAATTTACAGTAAAAGAGACAACGTTGAAGATGAGAAGGGTAAGTGAAATCAGCGCCGCCCTTCGGGCCTTCAAAGACATGCCGGTCCTAAAGGACAACAACTACCTTAAGTTTAAGATCGCAAGAAATAGGATCTACATTAGGGACGAGTTGATGGCCCTTGAGGAGTATAATAAGACCCCTTCCGGCATTAAAGATTATGATTCTGAATATGCTATTTTGTGTCGAAAATTCTGTGATAAGGATGAAAACGGGAAGCCTATTGTTGACGAAAAAGGAAATTTCTCCATTGTTGGCAATTTAGTAGAGTTTTCCGATGAACAGAAAGTGCTTCGCAAAAAACACAAGGAAGCTCTTGATGAACTTGAAGAGAACAAGAGGTGCTTCAATGAGCTACTTGATAGCGAGGTAACGATTTTATACATTCCGCTGCCGTATGATGATTTGCCAGAAGATGCAAGCACGGAGCAAATCGAAGCCATTATGCCGATTATTGATGGCATTGAGGTTATTGAGCCAGATAAAAAATAAGAACATAGGAGGTGCAATATGCCAGACCCCAATGTCATTTCCCCGGACACATTAGCGGAAATAGTCCGCGCGGTTCGTTCAACCGGCGGCGTTTCGTCTGGGGCGTATAGCAGTGTATTTGGGGCGGCTGGTGCTTTTGTTGGTACAATTTCCTATTTTGCTTTTCGTGGAGCAAAGAGTTGGTATGTCGAAAAGAGAAATGGGAATGGTGGGAGCAGCGGGGGCAGTGGGGGTGTTACCAGCCATCAGCAAGGTAGCACATCAAACCCAAACGGCTGCTTATCTCTTTTCGATGCCATTGGGCGCTTTGTTCAGCAAGATCATTGTAAGACTTACCATAAACAACTTTCGGAAAACCAAGAGTTAAAGCATCAAGCCCAAATGAAGGCTACAAATGATGTTGGGGATAAAGTTGAGCGTATTGCCATTGCGATTTCTGGCGAAATGGATAATATGAAAGAAGAAATTAAATCAACCAAATCTGAAATAGTCATTTTGGCCAAGGCTATTGACAATGGGAATGGGGTAAAAAGATAATGATTGCATTAACAGATGCCCAGCAAGGTGATTTGCGCGGCGCAATGTTGCAATACGCCATTCAGTTTCTTGGTAAATTTTATAAATGGGGCGGGGATGACCCTAGCGGTTTTGACTGTAGCGGCTTTGTCATTGAGCTAATAAAGGCTGTTGGTGCCCTTCCCCGCAGGGCCGATTATACCGCTGACGGTTTAATGAACCTCATGATTGGCTGCAAGGTGAATAACCCTTCCCTCGGTTGCCTTGTGTTTTACGTTAACGACAATGGCCGAGCATACCATGTTGAGTTTTGCGCTACTGAATTGCTTTCCATTGGTGCCAGTGGTGGCGGCAGTAATACCCGCACTATTCAGGATGCCATCAACCAGAACGCATTCATAAAAGTTCGCCCCATTAAAAGGGGAGGTGCTAAAATGGTGTTTGTGGATGTTATTAAATATTTAGTTGACAAACAAAATTACCTGTGATAGATCAGTAACAGACAGGATTTAATACTGTTAAGGAGTTGCAATGCCGAAAGAGTGGACTGACTGTGTGGCGAGCTTGATCAAAAGCGGAACCCCTAAGGATTCCGCTTACGCTATTTGTACGGCCCAGTATAAAAAGAAGCACGGCAAACCGCCACAGCGCCATGAAGAACTTTCAGTGGAGGAGAAGGCGCTCCTTGATGATTTCCTTGATAGGGAGGAAGAAATAATGGGAAAAGATATACAGAAGTATGATCGAAAATTCAAGATGCCATCAAGAGCCCTTTCAACCTGCGTTACCCTTCCTGTCAAACTCGCCGAAGACGACTTTGAAAAAGAGAAAACCGTAAAGATTCAAATTATGCGGGAAGGCAAATGGGAACACCCGATGTATGGGAAGTTGGAATTTAACCAAAAGAAGTTTCGCAAATTTATCCGAAATTTTAACCTGAACATCCCACAAGAGCATATCGCTTATGATTTCAAGCACCGGCCGGACTGGGGGGCTGCGGCTTGGGTCAAGAAGTTTCATTCGAGTGGAGACAAATTCTTTGCAACCGTGGAGCTTACGCCACGAGGATATAAGAGTTTAAAGGAAAGGGAGTTTATTTATTTTTCAACCGAATTCACTGACGAGTATCAAGATTACGAAACTGGTACGAAACACGGCCCTTGTATTTTGGGCGGTGGCCTGACAAACAGACCCTTCATTAAAGACATGGACCCCGTACTTCTTTCAGAGGATGGAACGGAACAGGAATTCTCACCTTTGAGTGAGGACCGAAAGGAGGTTTCAGATCCAATGTTAAAAGAACTCATGAAAAAGTTGCAAGCCCTTGGCGAGAGCCTGAAGAAGCTTTCAGAGGGCGATGTGACAAAGGAAGACCTGACCGCGGCGACAGACAGCTTCAACGAGGTTGAGCAGGAATTTGCGGCAATCAAGCCCGAAGACCTGAAGGCCGAAGAGAACAGCGATGCCGCTGAGAAGCTGGAAGCGCTTGGCGAAAGCGTCAAGAAGCTTGGCGAGCAGATCAGCGAAGTCAAAGATGCTGAGAGCATTGCCGGTGTCGAAAAGTACCTCAAGAAGCTGGAAGGTCGCTTCGAGAAACTGGAGCTCAAGGAAAAGACCGACGGTGACAACAAACCCCTCTCAGAAGAGAACGAGGCCCTGAAGGCCACGAACGCCAAGCTTTCCGAGGATGTTGAGAAGTTGAACGGCTCCGTGAAGGAGCTTGGCGAGAGCATCAAGGCCCTCCAGAAAAAAAACGAGGCCAATGACAAGCGGATTTATGAGGGCAGTATCGAAGCCTTCAAGAAGGAGCTTTCCGCCGATGGTCTCTGGCCCAGCGTCGTCGAAGAGTGTTCCGCTGTCCTTCACGCCTATGAGGGCCGTGGCACCACCGTCGTTACCCTCTCCGAAGATGTTACCACCGGCGAGGGCGACGAGAAGAAGACCGAAAAGGTCGAAAGCAAACTCAGTCTCCAGGATATCATTCGCCGAATTCTCTCCGCGATTCCCGAGGAAGGGCGTGTGAACCTGAGCGAGAACACCAAGGGCGCTGGCGGCGAAAAGCCGGGCGAGAACAAAATGCTTTCCGTTGAGGAAATCGAAGGCATCGCCAAGGAAAGAGAAAAATCCTATGGTGAAACGCTGGTTGAGCTCTCAATGGATCCGAAGTACAAGGACCGCATTGATCTTGGCGGCAATGTTTAGCTAACCTCCTCTGACGCGCACATGGTAAGGGTAACGATCAACAGGCAGGGCTAAACACGGTAAACTCTTAATACGAATGAAGGAGGTATAATATAAAATGGCTGACCAAACCGACAACAGATACACATGGGGGAATCAGGTTGATGGTTTTCTCCACACCTTCACCGCGGAGGGTGCCATCTCCAACAACCAGATCCTGGAATTAGGTACTGCGGGGCGGCAGGCAAAACCCCATACCACCACGCAGACTGTCGCCATCCTGGGTGTTGCCCATTCCGATGCCGCCGATGGTGAAGAAATCACGGTCGTGTGCAATGCGCCCATCCGGAAAGTTATTTCCGACGGCAACATTACCCGTGGGGAAGTGGTGATTCCGTCCGCCGCCACGGCTGGCCAGTGTGCCAGTCAGGCGTTTGCTGACGGTGAAACCCTTTATGGCGCGCTGGGTATTGCGCTTGAAACGGGCGATGAGGCAGGCGAACTGGTTCCGGTGCTGTGTTCCATGCCGGGTATCATTTCAAACGCTTAGAGTCCATCCTGGTGCCCTCTGAGGGGCATTTTGATATGGTTTTAAGCATAACCTTGTAACTTTCCGAAGGAGGTTAATTAAATGTATAACCGACAAATGGGTTATATTCATGATGACAAGGTCCTCACAGCCTTGAGCATCAAATATGAGAATGCCGAGTACACCGGCAATATGTGGCTCCCGGAAATGGGTGTCGCAAAGGAAACCGGTAAGTACAAGATCTACAACCGGGATGGCTGGTTCAAGGGTGCGCCCAAAAAGGCCGACGGTGCGATCACCGAAGAGGCCACGCTCAGCTACGATGAGGCGACTTACTCTTGCTACGAACGGGCCATCAAGGATATTGTCACCGATCGGGCCATGCAGCATGCCGACGCCCCCATCAAGCCGAAGGCCGATACCGTGGAGTTTCTGACTGAAAAGGTCATGCTCTCACAGGAGCTGGATCAGTGGCTCCTTATTGTCGGCACGCAGGGCTTGAATCAGGCTACCTACAAGACGGACCTGACTGCTGCCACCGCGTGGGATGGCGGGACCGCCCCTGATATTCTCGGCGACCTCTCCACTGCCATCAAGACCATTGCCAAGCGTATTGGCAAGCGCCCCAACCAGATTTCCTTTACCACCGATATTGCCGAGGCCGTTGCCCAGGATGACAAGATCATGGAAATCCTGAAGCATCACAGCACCGACATGATCACCGGTATGGGGCTGCCCGGCAGCCTGCGCTCCATGAAAATCATCATCACGGACGCGCTGGCCAATGAGGCTGACGAGGGCCTGACCGCCAGTTATGAGTACATCCTGAGCGACAACATTGTGTGTGCCTATGTCAATACCGGGCACCAGTTGACGCTTGGCAGAACCTTTGTTTCCAAGAAATTCAAGGTTGCACGCTGGCGGGATGAAGACCGGGAAGGTGAGTTCATTAAGCTGAACAAGGTTTACGCGCCCAAAATCACCACGCTGGCCGCGGGCTACCTGTTCACGAATGGCACCAATCCCTAACCGGGGCGGGTGTTAACACTCAACACTCTGTCATAGGGGCAGTGGCGTAGGGCTGCTGCCCCGTATGGCGCAACGGTGTAATGCGATAAGGAGAAGCGACTCATGAGTGAAAAAACACGTTATTTGTGGGGAACCACAAAGACCAACAAGATTCATGTCACCAATTACATTGATCTTGTTGCACAGTCTTCTGCCCCTGATGCCTACCCCGGTAGACTCTACCGGGATGCAGACGGTAAATTACAACTGTGCGAGGATGGCACCAACTACGTTGAGGTCACAACCTCTTCATAACAACAGAAGGTTTCACTTTAGAAGGAGCTTGGTATGAGGGTTATCGTAATGTTGGAGGCTGGAAAGTTTCACGATGGCAGTGGGTATATTTACCCTGAACAGGGTGAGGAGATTGATTTGCCCGACGAAATGGCCGAAAGTGAAATCGCAGCGGGTAATGTTGTTTTGCCCGGCGAGTTGGAATCTGCTCTTCCCGGCAGAAAAAAGAAGGCCGCTGCTCCAGAACCTGACGATGATCCGGATGAAGATGAAGATGAAGGCGATGATCCGGAAGAAGATGACGAGCCAGAGTCCGAGCCGCCTAAGAAAAAGAAGAAAAAGAAGAAAAAAAAGGCGGCATAGGGCAACCTTGTGGGGGATAGTATAAATGGCTAGGCCGTACTGTGAACTTGTTGATGTTAAACGCCTACTGAGGACAGCCGCCAAGAAGGTTAAGACTTCTGAGGCTTATCGGGATCTTGGCTACGACACGAACAATAGTGGCACAGTGCGGCTTACTGCCGTGTCTTTCCTTGACAGTTATGTTGGGGTTGAGCGCTTTGAGATTATTTTTCAGGCTGATTCAACCAATTTCGAGGTAACTGGCGAAGACATTGGATACCTTGGGAGTGGCAATATAGGCTCGGAGTTTTCGTGTCAATATTTCACCATTTCTCCTTTGCAGTGGGAGGGCACTCCTGAAGAGGGCGATATTGTTTATTTTGTCAGTAACTCCAACATTAGCGTCGATGATGCTAATGAATTCATTCTTGATCAAAGCATTTATATCAACAACTATATCGGAAAGACTTTTGGCGACACCACCAATCTCGAGTGGGAAGAAGATCTAGGCGCAGAGCAGCCGGAGATTCTTAAATATGCTTGCACATACCGGTCGGCATTTTACATATTTATTTCTGTTTATGCCGGTGCTGAGCTTGATGGAAGCCCCGTTACGCAGTGGCGCTCAACGGCTGAATCTGCTATTAAGCTTTACATAGCCAACAGAGATAACGAGGGCATACAGAGTGTTCCTCGCTGGAAAAGTCGCCAGATTCTTGCGAACACGCTGGGGGTTGATGGAAGCCCGTATGACAAAGAGTACTTGACCGACCTCGTTGAGGAAGACAGGACCTATAACCGATGATAGGCTTTAAAACTCGCTTCAACAAAGCTGCCGCGATTAATCGCATCAAGAAGCTCCAAAATAACGAGCTTATGTTTACTCGGCCGCTAACGAAGGTTCAGGGGCGAATGAAGGAGCTTATGAATGAACGGTTTGATTCCTTCGAGGTATATAGGCCTCTTCTTAGCGATAACTATCGGCGCCGTAAAGATCTGGAAGGCAAACAGGTTGGCGAGAAAAGTGGGGCGCTGAAAGCAAATATCAGAAAAGGTGGACTCAATAAATCAATTATTATTGGTCCGAGAATCTCCAAGGCCGAATGGGAGATTAATCCCAATATCAATAAGAGTAGCCCGCTATATTTCCATCTCTGGTTAGCTAGAAAGGCAGGCCACGATCTTGTTGATATGACCCCCTACGATATAGAAGAGCTTGTTTCAACATTTATAGTTGAAATGGGACTTCAAATTGCAAGGGTTTCAAAATAATGGCAAGAGATATTGACCTCGGCGGACTTGATAATGTTTTTGATAACGCCGCCAGAAATATTAAAGAGGTTTTTCAGCAATACGGGAAAGACGAGGCAGGTGTTCGTTTTTCCAGGATATACACTGAGGACGAACCAAACCCTCGCTCGCACTCATTGGCTATTGTACTTGATAACCACGAGCATCAGCTTCGTTCTTGGATTGGAAGACAGAAAAGAAATTTCACAATAGTTATGAATTTTAACATTATTTACTATCACGAGCAGCCGGAGAATGATGCAAGAAAAAAAGAGGTTCAAAAGATCATTTGGGGAATATGCCAAATTCTTCTAAAGCATAATACCCTTAATGGCTTTTGTGATAGATTGGGTAGTACGGTTACGGGGTCTGAATATGTTCGTCGGCAAATTAACAATAATATAATGTCGGCGGGATTGGTACGAGTAACACTGAGAAAGCTTCATACTGTAACTGATATTGATTAGAAGGAGGTGCCATAAATGAGCGTAACAGCCGTTGGACCTGCCGTTGGTGCGAGGGGCCAAGTTGGTATCTCTCAGGAAGGTGCATGGGGAAAAAAGCAACCTGCCCCAACTGCCTTTATTGAGATGACCGGCGAGGGGGTTGTCAGCGAGCTTGGCTCCCTGATTTCCAATTCGCTTCGTGCTGATCGGGCGATCCACAAAAGTATCCGCGGCATTGAATCCGCTGGCGGAGACATCAATGTTGAAGTCACGGCCGAGGGGCTTGGCACCATGTTCAAGCATGCTCTTGGTCAAGTTGAAACCACACGGCTTGATTCCGCTTTTGTTCTGAAAGTAACCGATGGCAGCGTCACGAGTGCTGTCCTCACCATTACCACAGACGCAAGCGGATACGCCACAAACTTTGCCGTTGCCCTTACGGGTGGAACAGGGTCAGGAATTGACCAAGCCATTTCCGATACCACCGCCGATACCATTGCAGAGCTTATGGCTGCAATCAACGCAGGCGGCACAGGGTTGGCGGCATACAGTCCCACCAGTTATGCCGGTGGTGGCACAGGGGAAACCCTACTGGCCGCGGATTATGCCGATGGAACCGATGCGAGTAACCTGCTTGAAGGTGTTACGGACATCGAGCTTATCGGTGGCCCCGGCGCAACCAAGGATTTCCTTGTATGCTTTGGCTGGGGAGTGTATCAGCATGTGATTGATGCTGCGCCCACTCTGCCTGCCGGGCTGACACTTGAAATCGGAAGAGACATTGCCGCGTTTACCTATGCCGGTGCCAAGGTTGACACCATGAACATCACTGCTGAAACCGGTGAGATTCTCACCGGCACTTTCGGCATGATGGCTAAGGGAGCAACCACAGCCAGCCGAGCCGTTGCCGCAAGTGGCAACACGGGCAATGCCAAAAATGCGCTTCGGCTGATTTATGCAGGAGAAGAAGCTGCCTGCACTGTTGAGATTGACAAGGCCAATCACCAGTTCATTATTGACAGCGATGATGATGACGAGGATATCATCCTTGATATCAGCATTCCCTATGTTGATCCTGCAACGGGCATGGTCTACAATGTCGATACCATTGGTGGTCTTGTCAGCTATCTTAACAGCCTGAGCTACATCACGGCCTTTATTGCCAACTACACGGACCTTGATGCTGATTCCAGCTATCTGCTGGATGTTGGTCCCGTCAGCATTATCGCGGAAACGTGGTTGAATTTTGACACCACCGATGTTGCCAGCCAGCCTGTAACATGGGGCGATTATATCGGTGAGGATTCCGGCACCAGTGTTGAAATCCTGTGTGATATTGTTGGCGCAGGGGCTCCTGGCGTGGCAACCATCCGGTTCAGTGGTGATGGCGGCAGTACATGGGGTGATACCTTCACCACCAGCGCCACCGTACCTACCGAGGCTCGCATCGCAAGCAATGTGAACACTGGCTTCACCGTTTTCTTCCCGGATAACACGGCACTTCAGAGTGGCGACCAGTGGACCATTGAAACCTTCAAGCTTGCTGATTCCGCAACGTACAGCGAGCTTGATCCATTTGCCGGGTTTGACGGTGCATTGACCATTGATGGCAGTGCCCAACCGGTCATGGCATGGAATTGCACACTGAACAACAACATCTATGCCGACAAGTATGATCTCGGTTCACGGCAGCGGGCAGCATTGCCCGAGCAGCGCCGCACGACCGAGGGCACCATGACGGTTGAGTTTGACAACCTTGATCTTTATCGCCGGTTTGTCAACAACACCGAGGGGAACCTGATCATTGTGTTCACGCATGATGATTACATCGCCAATCAGGATTACTCGGCGCTTGGTAATTCCAAGACAAATTATTCCCTTACCGTCAGGCAGCCGAAGATTCGCTATGATGGCACCACGCCGGTTATTGAGGATGAAGGCATCATTGAGGTTGAGATGCCCTACACCAGCCTCCATGCCGACAGCGTGCCTGATCTGCGGATCACGCTGGTTAACAACACTCCCTGTATTTAGCCGCGTGCAGGGGTTCACTATGGCAGGGGCGGCTTCATCCACCGCCCCTGCCACTCTCCTTTAAGGGGGTGAGCGTGCTTGGAGTATTATGTAGTATGGTTAATTTTTTTGCCATTTATGCTATTAACCAGATCACTCTTGCGCTTAATGCGGCTATGCCATTTTTATGCATTTGTTTACAATGGTACGTTCCGAGCCGAGGCAATGCAAATTGCCAAATGGCTCTGGAAGGTTTTTGAATACATATATGGAAAAGAAGAACTGAACGAACTGGTAGAACAAAGGAGACAAGAAATGGCAGCTATTCACGGTGTACGGGCGGATGAGGCGATTCCTTACATTTCCCAAACCCAAAAAGATGACCCTGAGGACGAGCTTGTTACATGGCAGGTGAAGTTTTTGACCGTCAGAGAATATGCCGACATTCAGGATGAGCTCTTTAAGTCGAGCGGCATGGGCAAGAAGCGGGAAGAAAAATTTCTGCTTGGTAAACAGGCCATGTTGGCGCTCCGAAAAGGGCTTGTTGGGTGGAAAAATTTCAACTATTCCGATAAAACCCCTGTCGAGTGGGAAGACCCCAATAGGGGAAGGGATGCCGCCGACCGTGACAGAATCATGGATTCAAATCTGAACAAAATTCCCCCGGAGATCCGTAACGAATTGGCGGATTACATCCGAGGGGAGTCGCGGTTGGGGGAAGATTAACCCAAGCCTTGCGGCTTGCGATCCGCTGGGCAGTTTATTTAGAGGTTAACAAGGGGAAGTCTGACTCTTACAATTGCGTGTATTGTGAGTCTAAGGGATTACAGAAGCAAAGAAATTGCGACGGAGATTTAACAGGGTATTGCAAACGGGGAGGTCATGGCTATTTTGAGTTTGAAGACCTCATTATCAATGATAAAGGGCAGGCCGTTTGTCCGGCTTGCGAAAAACCCGTTGAAATGCCCTTTAAGCTCCAACTTGGTAAGACTTTTTGGATATGGCGGTGCCCGGTATTGGAGATTGACCATTCGGCCATTCACCTAATACAAATGGTTAACTGGTCAGAGGCCATGCACCAAACACCCTCTGGCCTGCCGCTATACGATGAAAGTAATTTGTTTTTTGAAATTCGCAATTTCGTTTTAAACGAGCAAAGAACTGCTCGTGAGGAAATGGAAAAGAAACAACCAAGCGATGCACGCAAAAGTAAACAGGGTTCCCGCCCCCGAAAGAGGCGTTAACCCTGTTTTCTTTTTTGGAGCTTGATAAATGAAAGACTTTAAGCTTTCTTTTAAAATTGTCAATGAGGCAAGCGCTACCCTCAATCAGGTAATCAAAGACATTGATGCGGTAAAGAGTGCCTCTTCCGAATTAAACAGGGTCAAGCTTGGTGAGGTTAAACAGCAGTTTAGTCATCTGCACAAGCAGATGCTGAAAGTTCTTGGTGTATATAAGTCTATACGTAAGTCTTATATAAAGCTAGATAATTTTAAATTTGCTAAACTGTCGGGGGAAATTGGAAAAATTAACACGGCCCTCAAAACAATTCCAGAACAAGTGAAAGAAGTGAATAATGCTATCGCCACTATCGGTGCGGGCATGGCAGGGTCGCAGTTGCAGCTATCTTTGTCGTCTATGATTGCCAGCCTTAAGGGGGCAATTGGCGAGATTGAAAGGGCCATAGTTCGCCTCGAACGAGCTTTTAGCGCAGCCATGAAAGCCATTGGTGCTTTAGGGTCGGCCACAAAAAAACAAGGAGCCAGTGCAAAACAAACGGCAGATGAATACACTAAAATGTCTAATGCTCTTGGTTTAACTGTTGGGCAAGTTAAATCAGGAGAAGCCGCTTTTAAGGGCCTCCAGTCTACATTCCGCGGACTGGCGAATGGCCTTAAAACTACCACCACTGCACACATCAATATGACTGCCGCTACCACGACGGGCGCAAGAAAATCCCATGCTGCTCTTGCAAAAATATCTAAAGGAATAAAGGGAACTGCCGCTGCAAGTAAGGGTTTTGTTTCCACTGGCAATGTTATGCTGGATACTCTTCGTGGCATTGGCAGGGGAGCTCTCCAAGTAAATAGGGTCTATTCCCAAACCGCCTCCTCAGTACAGGGGTTTAGTGCAATAGCTTCTAGTACAAATTCAAGTTTGAAGGGGCTTGCCAGCACCCTTCTTTCTGCCGCTAAGGGTACATCGGGGCTAACGGAAGAAACCAAAAAGGGAACCGGTGCCGCAAATGAAAACAAAAAAGCGGCTCAAGCTATGGCGGGGGCCAACCAGCAGGTTGCGGACTCTGCAAATAAAACCCAAAAGGCTGTAGGCAGGCTTTCAAGAATGTCTGTTGCCGGGTTTAAGGAAATGCTTGTTGGCCAAGCAATGTGGATGATTGGGTTTACCTTGTTGTTGGCCCCAATAGCTCTTTTTACAAGTGCATTAAGGGATGCTGTTGCTGTTCAGGATGAATTTGCAAGAACAGTTCGCGTTCTTCGCCCTGCGTCGGGTGATATGGAAGACATGGCAAAGGTTACGGCTGAAGCCTTTTCTGCCATGAACGATGAGATGGTTAGAACAGGAAAGGGCGCTCAAGACGTATCAGAGGTTCTTTATCAGTTAGGTTCTGCTGGCCTTACAGCGGAAGAGGCAGTTGCCGCCCTTCGCTCAACAATGGATGTTATTGTCGGTACAGAAGCCGACGTTACGGCAATTACCAAAACTATTGCTGGAATTTATAATAACCTCGGAAACCAAATGTATGAGGCGGCTGATGGCTCCATTCAGTTTGTCAATGCCCTAGATGCACAAGCGCAAGGATTAAAGAGAAATACAGATCTATCAAAGGGCTTTGCCGCTATTAATGACGTTTTGGTTGCCGCCTTCCGTGACCACCAGATAGAAATGTCAGAGTTAAATGATGGTCTTCGCTATAGTATAGCCACAGCCAGTATTGCCGGTGTAACATATACAGAGTTGGTAGGCGTTCTTGCTACCCTCAACGACCACATGGTTAAAGCGGGTGTTGCAGGCCGTTCGTTTCAGTCTATGTTATCGAGAATAGTTAAAAGCCCGGTAGATTTTGCTAAAGCGTTTCATATTGAACTTCCAGCAGATCAGCCCCTTAATGTTTTAAATCTTTTTGAACAACTACATGAGCAATTAAACCGTGGTGTTTGGACAGTTGAACAGCTTGGTGAAGCTTTTAAGCGCACTGGTCTTCGTGGTGCCAAAACATTTATTACCCTTATTCAGCATTTTAATGATGTGCAAAAAAATATACAAGATTTGACACATGATGTTACTGGGGCTGCCGAGACAATGGCAGATATTATGCTGGATCGCCCGGCCGCGGCCCTTGACAGGTTATATCAGGCGCTTGTTCAAATTATTAGAATTTCTCTTGATCCAATAATTAAAACATTTTTTGGCCTGATTAAAGTTGTAAATCTGGCATTTCGTTCTGTTTACGATCTGTATAGTTCTCTACCTATTCTGGTCCAGCGGTTTGTTGATCTTGGTATAGGGACCATAACCCTTGGTGCTTTAATTCTTGGCTTTGGAAAGCTTAAAAAGAGCATAGATATTGCCAAAAGAGTTGCGGCACTTTATCGTCTATCTATGATAAAGCTTAATACGGCCATTAAAAGTGGTACTGTTTTAAATACGGCATATAATTTCTCTTTAAGGGCAATGAGAACAGCCTACCATCAGGTTACTAAAGCAGCCGCAGGGTTTGCGACTACAATGCTACTGATTGCAAGAAATATAAAGGCAACGGCCCTAATCCCCGTGGCATATTTTCACGAATTAGCGGTGGCGATCAGTGCGGCTGGGATTCAAATGGGGACTATGACCGGGCTGTTTGCGTTTTCAAATACCGCCATGATAGCTTTTGGCGCTACTGTTGCCACGGTAACACAGTTAGTATTGGCTTTTGTTGCTGGGACTACGATTGCAGTTTTAGCTTTTGCCGCAATGGTGTTTGGCCTGTCAAGGCTTGATGGGGCCATGAGGAAATCTGACCGAAATATAATTAAGTTTAATGAATCCTTCCAAAAGGTAGGAGACGCCAGCAAAGAATTAAAAACAAAAATACAAGATGAAGCCATTGAAGCGCAAGGCAGAATAGTTCGCAGTGTTGGGCTAGATCTTGATTTCTACTCCCGCCGGGTCTTTAACGCCCTAGAGGTTAATACAGACATGGGCGTTGCCCTGAGGGGAACAATTAAGCAGTTAAAAGATAATACTAAGTTTCTTGAGAGGCTAAGGAATTCTGAAAACGCAACCAATGAAGCAAGAAAGAAATCCTTACAAACCTTAAATGAAGGCAGGTATAGAATACAGCAGGCGGAGTTAGCGCTCAAGGCTTATAACGAGCGCATTAAAGAGGTTGGCGCTGAAGGAACAACTGTTTGGGAGGCTCTTGGCTTTGCTATTGTAGAAAGTGTTCGTTGGGCTATTTCTGGAATTAAAGAGCTTATTATCTGGGCAAAGTCTTTGCAAAATAATTTTAATAGAAATTTTGCTGCCATTACCGACAGAATAACATATGCTGTAAAGTGGTGGTCTAAGTTATTTAAAGATTTGATTGGGTTTGATGTTTTTCAAGAGCTTGAAATAGGGCGCAAAATCAAGGGGGAAGAGGATGCAATTAAGCATCTTGAGAAAATAAGAAACGAGGCAGAAGCCATTATACAATCAGAGCCGCTTCTTTTTGGTATCAGGATTCCAGAATTACAAGATCTTGATAAAACCATTTTTGGTAAAAAGACTGAGGCTTTTGATTTAATATTTGCCAACATCAGCCAAAGTGCTTACGGAATCACTAAAGAGTTTGGCAAACAGTATGCTGTCAACAAGGCAATACTTGAAGACTCAAGAAAAAGGGCAGAAGCAGACGAGCAAAATCTTAACAACCATGATTTAATTGATGGCAAGATGGAAGAGTACCTTAAACTCCTGAAAAAAGCTAATCAGTCACAAAAGGACCACAACGATCTTCTCGATAAAGAGATGAAGCTCTATAAGGTTATCAACGATCAAGCCCTTAGTATTGCCAAGGGAATTGAAGAGTCTCAATTTATTGGACTCTATGAGCAGTTGTCCAATAAGGGAATTGAATCATTTGCTAAATTGGAAAAAGCAAGAGAGGACTTTAATCAGGAATGGATAAATGAAACACATAAGACAACTGCCAATACCCTAGCCAGTTGGGATAAGTTGTTTAGAGAAATGGCCACAAAAGGGGAGCTCACTGTTGGCCGGGCCTTTGAGATGTGGAACACCTTCCAGAGTGAAGGTGGTGCGGCTATCAGTGCAGTTATTGGTAAAATTGAAGAGCTTAATACTGCAATAATTGAATCCGAAAGAAAGGTTCGGGGTTTAAAAGAAGAGTTACAAGAAATGGCCGCGACCAAATTTGAAGGGCTGCTTAAGCTAAGGGAAACCTTCGATATTGGTACAAGCGCTTTAACAAAGATGGGCAAGGAGATTGAAAAAAACAGAGAAAAGCTCGATAAATTAAAGCTTAAGGCTGCTGGCCTAAAAGATAAACTTGGCGATTTTGACGTTGGAAGATTTTCATATGATCCAAAAGAGTATGCAAAATACCAAAAGAAGATGGATCAGCTTGACAAGCTTCAAAATCGTTCAAATATGACTCAGCGCCAGTATAATAAATTACTGGTCCGCCAGCAGGGATTGATTCGCCAAGTGCAAGCCTTATATGGTGAAAATATTGTATTGCTTGAGGGAACCCTTAAGGGCTATAAGGATACCACCGCGCAAATAGAAAAGAACCTAGTTGCTGAACGAGAAATTGCGGCGCAAGCTGGAGATAATTTTAATGTAAGGGCGGGGGCGCTTGAAAAGCAAAAAGCTCTTCTTGAAAAACAATTAGGTTTTATTCAGAAGGCAGCAGATAAAGAGGTTCAAATTATTGATCTGGCTGTAGCGGCTGGGTTAAAATCTGAAGTGGAAGGAAGAGATGAAAAGGCAAAGTTATATTGGGATTATAAAAAGCAACTTGAATCAGTTTATAATGATCTAGAAAATACCCAGAGGAAACTGATTAATAATGAAGTTAAGCGCCAGCAAGAGCTAAGAGATCAAAGATTAAAGCAGCTTGATATACTTAATGATCTTAATGAAGCTATGAACCGCATGACAGAAGCCGTGGTTATTTTCATTACGCTTTTGGCTGGGGATAAAGCTGGCCCATTGCTTGATGGTCTTCTGAGGCGGCTAGATAGATCAAAAGAAAAGGTTGAAGCAACAAGGGAAGCTATAAGGGAAATGTTGAGCGAAGGTGCTTCCGGTGCTCCCACTGAGGATATGTTTGGGGTATCTGATATCGCAGCTAAGGGAGACATGCTTGCGACAAATAATATTACAGGCGCGGCAACGGCGGCAGAGAAACTTGCAAATGAGCTTGCGAGAGCCAACAAAGAAAGCAGTGCCATAAGTGATTCAATGGATAAATTTGCAGCGGCTAATGAAAAATCTTCTTTGGGGGTTAGTGAGCAAACAGAAAAGATGATAAAGGCCACTAAAGATGCAGGGGCGCATTGGGCTGGTATATTTGATGAAGCTCTTGGTGATTTCATGCCTGTAATTTCTGCCACCGGGGAATACGAAGGCCATATTAAGACTATTGTTGATGCCTTCCAAAAACACCGAAAAACACTTGTAGAAGTTAATGGCCACATGGAGGTAATGGATGAAAGTGGCAAAAGGTATGCATTAACAATGGATTTGTGGGAAAAGCATTTAGATCGGATTAATACGAAATTGGCAAGCAGTGAGAATATAATTGGAAATAACAATAAAAAATCTGCAAAAATAATTGAAAACTTTAAACTATCGCAAAGAGAAATAGAGGGAATGATATCTGGAATTAGTGAATTTGGTAAGCAGTGGGGTGCGGCAGCTGATGGGTTTGCTATTGGTGGGGCCGGTATTCCGGGCTTTGATGCTGGCTTTGAAAACGATCTTGAATTATATAAATCAAAAATAGCTGAAATTTTTGCTGCTCTACAGAAAGGCGGAGAAGCAACAAAAATAATTGGCGATCAAATAGTTTTAAACACAGAGAAAGGCAAAAGGTTTTCCATGAGCGTAAGCCTATACAGTAAGCTTATGGGTGAAGTAGCTAATAAAAACAGAGCCGCCGCCGAAGAGAAAGCGAGAGAGTTTGAGGAGCAGGCAAAAGTTAATAATCTAACCGCGGAGGCGGCTAAAAGGTTGGAGGCTAATAAGAATGCCGTAAATGCAATTAAAGAAGAAACAGCGAGATTGGCTGAAGAATATAGAAGAGCAAAAGAAGAATCTAAGGAGGCGTTTGACCTTACTCCCAAACTAGATCCTGCGGCCTTTGAGGAGGTTGAAAGGATCCACCGTGAGTATATAGCCAATCCTGATCTTTTTAAGCCAAAAATAAAACCGGAAATTGATCTTTCGGAAACGTTTAGTTCAGAAAAAATAAATTTTTTAACTGCTGGGTTGTCGGAACTGCAAGCTGAAGCAGACACTATTGAGGGTTTCATGTCTAGAATTGGCTTAACTGCCTCTGATTCTATAAGTCAGTTACAAGTTAATGCAGACACTGCCGCAATAGCTATGAAAGAGTTTGGCTTAACCGCTTCTGATTCATTAGCCCGTTTACAGGCTGATGCAGACACTGCTGCAATGGCTATAGAAGATTTTGGTTTAACCGCCTATGATTCCATAGATCAGTTGCAAGCCAATGCAGACACCGTTGCAATGGCTATGAAAGAGTTTGGCTTGTTAGATATAACAATTCCAATTGAAGATAGAGAAGTTATTGCCGCGGAAATGGAGTTGGATAAACTTAAAAACAAAATTGCTTCCTTAGATAATTCAGTAATTGATATTCGTGTAAACTATACAAGGTCAGGTAGCCCGCCAGAGGGTATGTATTATGGCGGTATTGCCAGTGGGGTGCCAATCAGGGTGACGGCCGGGGAGGGATATATACCGCCAGAGTTTACCAAGAAGAATCTTTCTATGCTTCGGGCGTTGAATGCTGGGGCGGCTGTTCCGACCGGCGGCGCTATTCCCATAGGCAGGTTTGATGGGCCAAGGGGCATTGACAAGATCAAAACTATTTTGCCAACTGGCTCTTTTGTTCTTAGCCAAAGGGGAATGGATGCTCTGCGGCAAAGCATTAATGATAGCAAGAGTCTTCCTGGTTATCAGGCTGGTGGCGTAGTGGCCAGTGATGAAAATGATTTTACAGATATTGCCCCTATTGAAGAAATGAAAGAAGAGGTTGCCGTTTTCAACCTCACCCTTGATGTAGGTGGGCAGAAAAAGACTTACCCGCTTTACGGGGATAGGGCAAATATTAACGAAATCAAAAATACCCTTGAGCGTGAAAAAATGACGAGGCTTAATTAATGGGAATTTTCCACTTCGACATAGAGGGTAGTTTTAACTCCCCTAATTTTGGTCGCTCATATGTGTTTGATGTTTCCAATGAGCAAGTGCAAAAGCTTATGAATTATGCGCCGCGGGCGCAGGCCATGACTGCCCATTACCATAGCCGTATATCTGAGCGACAAACTGTAAGAGGAGAAGTAATTGCAGAATTGACATTTGATAATGTTGCTTGGTCTTATTTGTGTGGGGCGGCATTTGGCGAACGGTTGGAAATTTCTGGCTATGAGTTTGCCCCGGCGAATAACTCTTGGGGGGTGCTTGCCGGTACTCTTACAAATGCTCTTTCTATTGATTCAACCACATTTCAAATCACTGCTGAGGACTCTACGGCCTTTGATGGGGTTGATGCAGTCATTATTAACGATGAAATGATAGAAATAGGCTCAATCTCAGCCAATCTGACGCTTTCTTGTGTCAGGGGTGCCCAAGGTACTACCCCAAGGGCGCACGCGGCTTCAGACGCAATCTGGGGCCTCTCAGCGGCTATTTCGCGGTCAATTGTCATGTGCCATAGGGTAAAAACCGGCCCGTTTTGCCATTTGCCCACCAGTTTGACCACAGTCATTGATAGAGGCAATGAAATTGATGCCTATAGCGGAGTGAAAATACAGGAAATGACTTTTAATTTTCGCCCCGGCGAAGTAATTAAAACACACATTAAATTTCTAGGGGCAGACTCCACCAATAATGTTGGCTTAGAGGATCTGGAAACTGTTGACGATAACGACATGGTTGGCGTAGGCGATATACAGATTTTTTCAAATTTTGAACACGAGTACTTGGAACAATTTTACATTACCATAGGAAACGAGCTTGAGGCTCCCAGCTTTATGTTTTCAGGAAGGGCGCAGAATTATTTCTTGAAAAGTACATCCACCTATGGTACTCTGGCTTGGCTAGACGATGATCCGGATCATGTTCGCCAGTACGAGGAAGATGATCGTCGTCATTTTGGAATAGTAATACCAAGAGGAAACTATAAGATGATTTTTAACTTTAACAATGTTCGCATTAATACACCAAGCCACTTCTTAGATGACGATTTAATCATTGATGATATTTCCCCTTGGTATAGTTATGAGCATCCTGTAATAATGTTCCAATTTTAAGGAGCCATTATGGCGACAGAGTTTTCCAGCAATGTGTCAATAGCCGGGTTGGTCTTAGAGGTTAACCCTGAGACCTTCGTAAAGGGTCGAAAGGTTTTTGGCAGTAATAGTCGCACAACCGCTGCAAACCTAGTGTTACAGGAGACAGCCAAGAAATACCTGTTTACCATATCAGGCATTACTCAAAGCCAATTTGAGGAAATTCAGAAGCGCGCCGCGCTTGACATGAATATAGAGCTTATAGATTTCATTCCAATTTCTGAGCGAATTGAAATTACCCGAACAGTACACGAGTTGCTTTCGACCGAAACCATTAGCGGCGAGACCATTTACCGTTATGTTCCAAGTTATCAGGTTGCTGTTATTGATTACGAAGAAGAGTGGCGAAGCAACACGATGACATATAAAATCATATTGGAGGAAATGTGACCCACACGAACACAACCCTATGCCCAAAGTGCAAACGCCGCATGAAGCAGGTTCAGCGGGGATGCTGTGGAGGCAGAGAGTACAGCAATGTTTTTCGGTGCGCGGGGTGCAAGCGAAGCTATATTGTAAGGGAGAAATAGGAAATGATTGATGACATCCTAATGTTTTTCTTCATGCTACCAATCGCCTGCGAAGCACTCACTCAGGTCATTGGCAGTGGAAGCCTTTTCAAGAAGCCGCGGGAGTGGGTAGTTGAAAAGAATATCCCATTTCTATCAGAATTATGGGCTTGTAAATATTGCATAAGCGTGTGGGCGGCGGCTACGCTTACTTTTCCTTATTTTTACATCAAAACAGGAGGAAATATTACTGCCAGCAATATCTTGTTAACACTGACGGCCACCCTCATTGTTCACAGGATTTCAAATATTTGGAATCTCGTTTTTGATATAATACAGGAGTACAGAATAAACCGATGGTTGATTGATTTAACCGTAAAAGAAACGGAGGAAAAGTGAGATGGCAATTGAAGCTACTGATTTAAAAATGTATAAGAGCGCGGTGGTCAATGACGCCGACTCTAACGGTGGCCGGATGAGCTACAACGAGGTTGTCAGCAATCAAGCCACGAATCTGTTCCCAAACGTTACGCAGGCAGAGCGCACTGCTGGCCTCACCCGCTATCGGAAGGCGTTCTGTAAATTGCATGACGATGGGAATGAGGTACTCTACAACCACAAGGTGTGGATTCGGATTGAAACCCCTGCCGGTGATTACATCCAAATCAAGGAGGGCACCAATGAGGATGTCCAGAGCGAAGCCGACGATTACACCGAATGGTTGGGGTGCGGCACGCTGAATGCCCCGGCTAGCATTGATGCCACCAGCATTGATGTTCTGTTTGAAACCAACAGCGGTGTTCAGACTGGCGACGCCGGTTGGCTCAGTGATGGCACCAATGAGGAGTTTGTTGAGGTCGCCGGGGTTAGCTGGTCTGTAAATGTTGCGACCATCACCCTGTCCAGTGGCCTGAGCTATGAATACGCTGCCCATACTCCGAGTGCGCCTGTTCGCTACGGCGGAGTTCTTGAGCTTAGCGACACAACCAGCAGCGTTGATAGTATCTCCATTACTGGCAGCGGCACTTTCGATGAAGACAAAATCAATACCTATAATCAGGGCACTGTCGAGGATGATTGGGAAATTGAAATCAATGCCGGAGACACTACCTACACCTGCACTGGCACCAACACTGGCGAGCTCACTTCCAGCCAGAACATTGCCAGCGAGTTCAAGCCCAGTAATCCGAATGTCAGTGGCACGCAAGGGTATTACTTCAGAATCCAGGCGCTGGCCTTTGGTGGAAGCTGGGTAGAAGGCGATAAGCTGAACTTCAGCACGCATCATGCGGCCAAGGCTATTTGGGCGAAGGAGGTCGTGCCTGCTTCTACTTCCAGCTACAGCAATAACAATCCGTATATACGCATGAGTGGGGAAAGTGCGTAGTTTGCTGTAAACATTATTTGGTAAGGAAGTGGCTTAATGGGCACTCTTACAATACATTCTACTGCCTGGACTGGTGCGGCCTATTCAGACTGCCAATTTGGCGGTAATACTGAGTTATTACAACATACAGGCGTTGCTTTTCTCACTCCCATAGATGGTGTTGTCGTTGGGGAAGTTAAGGTCTTCATGAAGAAGAATAACTCCCCGACGACAACTGTCTATTGTGCCATATGGGATGCCGAGAATGATGATGAATGGAAGCCGGGCAGTGAGTTAGGGGTTGTAACAGTTGATACCTCTGGCGTTGGGGCTAGCTACTCTGAGGTAACTATTGATTTATCTGGCCAAAACATAACGCTCTCAAAGAACACGAAGTATTGGTTGATATTTTATACCAATGTATATGATGGCTCTGATTATTGGCACTTAAGGGCGGTTGAGAATACGAATGCTCCATTCGCAATGGGGTATGGTGTTAGCAATGTATGGAGTCGTTGCCGCGGCAATGGCTCTGCTTGGTATACTTCCAGCAGTTATTATTTCCAGTGCCAAATAAGCGCTACAAAAGCCAGCTACCAGACAATTGTTGGCTGGAATGGTGATCAAGACCCTGCAAATTATAAGGGAATTTTTTGGGAAGATGGCTCAAGCGAACAGGGGGTATTGCAAAAATTCAGAACGCCAAGCGCAAGCGGAAAGTGGCAAGTCCATGGCCTATCAGCACATTTACAAATTGATGATGACGAGTATTATAGGCAAGTTCGGTTTAACTTTTTTGAGTATTCTGACACAACTGATTTTTCCGAGCTAATTCCCGTTGGCGATGGAGGGGTGTTTGGCGTAAAGGATTTTTATTGCGGTAGTGTTACGCCGGGGACAACAAGCGCTCTTGAAATTAAAGAAAAAAGAAAGCCCATTCTTGAACCGGACACTGACTATTACCTTGGAATTACCGCAAATTTTAGTAACAGAGCATATGCTTTGTTTGATGATACAACCTGTTGTGAAAACGCCAGCCTCTTTACCATTGGTTGGGACAACTCAATAACTGAAAATGTTGGGGAAAATATTTCCCTTTTCAATATACACGGCACAGAAGTTGCCATTGATCCTGAGTACACTCAAGACCCGATTTTATTTTCTCCATTATGGCCTAATCCTGGTGGCGGGTATGAAAACATTGGCTATGCCGCTGGGAATAAATATTTTGCAGTTGCTTTTACGACTAATATATCGAACTGCACACTTAAAGAAATCAGGGCAACTCTTGTTAAGCACTATCGGCCAATTTCAACGCCGTTGCATTTAAAAATTCATGCTGCCGACTCAACCAGTGGTGAAATTGGGGACGAGCTTCTTGATATTGGCGAAATTGAAGATTATGTTCATATAACTGGAACCGAAGCTGTCATTCCGTGCGGAAGCACCCTGGAGTTAACTCCGTACATTAAATATTGGGCCGTGTTCTATTTCGATGGAACCCCTACCACGGATCGCTATTATAGGATTTATGGGGACGGCGATTTATTTGGTATGGGGATGATTGGTGTCTTGCCTGATGATGACAGCAAGTGCTCTGCGTACAGTGCAGATGGCTCTAGTTGGACCTATGAGTCCGACTATTATCACATACGGTTTATTGGCTCTAGTGAATATAAAATAACAATTCTAGATCCCCGTTGTGATCGCTTCTTTCCTTCTCCAAATGACAGACAGAGATCTTTTTACGATAATACCGATAAATATGTTGCACAAAAAATAAGAATACCAAATATTTCCGAGGCAATGAAAATAGAAGGGCTTGGCGTTATAGCCAGAGCCTACGGCGAGGCAGAGGGTAATGTATGGGTTGAAATTTATGAAGCAGACGGGGATGCCCTTGGCGAGCTAATAAGCAATGGCACTTCTGACACGCTAGACCATAATGCCACTCACACCGACACTGATACTGGTCAGTTTCCACCAATGGTATTATTCAGATTTTCTGATTTACCATTGGTTCAGCCTAATACAGATTATATTTTTGTTTTCAGGGCTGATGTCATTGATACAGGCTCGACGTGGTATTTTTATTATAACCACAACTCAGACTCTGCAAGCTATGCTAACCAAGGATTATGCGAAGGGGATGGCGCAACAAATATTATTGGGAAATCTTATACTGTCAATAGCAGTGATGAACTCACAGAACTTTCAGATACGGGCGGCATGTTTTACGGGCTACAGCTTGTTGGTGGTCCGCCAGTACTTATTCCCGTTGATAATGACAATGTACTTAATTGGTCGTTAAATGATTATATTTTTAAGGATAACATTACCCGCTTTACTATTACTGATCAAAAAATAGATCAGGATAATATAATTCTTTTCAACATTGCCCCGTTTCTATATCAAGACTTTATTCTTAACTGGCCCTTGACGACCAGAATTAATCAAGATACAACCCTACGCTGGCCACTTACAACATATGTTGAGGGTGATTTAATTATCCCTTGGAATATTATAGTTAGTGCCGATAGTGGTCTTTCTTGGAAAATTCTTGAGCAAATTAATAAGGATCAAATACTCAACTGGCCGTTGACTACATATTTTGATTCAGACTTTATTTTACGCTGGCAGTTAATTCTTTCAAATGACATTGGCATTAATTTCTCCCTGATTGAGTATATTTGGAGAAATCTTGGGCTGAAGATTCCAATTGTAATTGAAACGGATACCGTTCTTGACTTTGGTATAATGGGTCCAATAAGTGCTGATTTTATTATCAGGAACATGATTGACTCCAGTGTATACAGTGATGTTGGAATAAAGAATAATATCTTTGTTACAAACGATCTTATTCTCAATAACTCTTTAAACCCTGTTGTTTCGCGAGACCTTATTTTAAGAAACGAGATCAGCTCTCGCATTTGGAAAGATATTGTTGCGATAAATAATATTTTTGTTTCCACTGATGTCGGGCTGATAAACTCCCTTCGCTCGCCTATAAATAAAGACATTATTGCAAAATACAATATTGATTCCAGTATATGGAGTGATGTTGTACTTCGCAATGCTGTTTTTGTATCAAATGATATTGCCGTCGTTAACTCTCTAAACGACGTAATTGACAAAGATATAATTGCTCGCTGGAAAATTGATTCTCAAGTTGCTAATGATATTGGCATTAAATATGCAATCCGAATTGAGCAAGATGTTGTGCTTGTAATTCCATTTAACACCGTCAACAAAGACATAATTCTTGATAATAAACTTATGCAGGAAACCAGTAAAGATACAATCATAAGAAATAATATTCTTGAGTATGATCCTGTGCAAAAGGATCTAATAGTAAGGAATGCGCTCTTGGGGTCAGTACGACGGTATAAGATTAAATTCGTATAATACGGAGGGTCTAGCTATGGCTGACAGAACCACCGGAAGTTTAACCGTAACCATTGAGGCAAGTTGTGCCGCTGATGCGGCAGAACTTATCCGCATTGAGCTTGATGAAGATTTGAACGGCGGGCGAACTTGCTTTGAGCCAAATCAGGATATTTATTTGAGGCTATATACTTCGCCAACAGATCTTGATTTAACCCTTGCTGTCACTCTTGGCAGCATTAGCATTGTGGGCGGGGGTGTTTCCAGTCATGAAGAAAGCATTACCGTGCAGGATGGCGAGGGAAATGCCGGGTATCCCATAAAGGCCATTTCAAGTAAGGAGTGGCATGGTAATGCTCCTTGTCCTGCTGCAAGCGTTACTTTTACAGCAGGCTATACGCAACTACTGTGCCCTACTGAAAATTGCAGTGGAAGCCCTCTTGGTGATGATACCTGCGAAATAACCTATGGCGTTTTGGATGTTGATTATACCTCTGATTACAGGAGCCTTGTGCTTAATGTTTCTGAACCGGGGGATGTCATTGTTTACGCTTATGCCAATGATTAATTAAGAGCCCATTGTAATGTACGAAAATGAAATTGAATATACTGTCACGGTTGAAATTGATGGGGTAAAGGTGCATAGCTATATGGAGAGCCTCACGGTGCTTATGAGTGAGGAAAGCTACTGCAACGATATTACCATTAATTTCAACAAGCATGGGTGGGATCTTTTTAAGACCCTCTGTAACCCCCATGTGAATGCTGGCCAAGAGCGCATTGTTGTTACCGTCAACAGTGTTGAACATAAATTTTTATTAGAGAAGAGAATTTCAAGAGCTGATGCCGAAGAAAGAAAGTTTTATGTTTGGGGTCGGTCAAAAGCGGCTACGTTAGATCAATACTATTCCTTACCAATTACGGATGATGAAACCGAGAGCAATCCGTGGCAAACGGCAAACATGAGGGCATCCTCAATAATTAATTACCTTCTGACGGGAACCGGCATTACTGTTGATTTCCGGATTGACGATTTCACTGTTTACCCCGAAGCCTTCAGTGTTGAGAATGAAGTCCCTATTGATATAATAAACAGGCTTGCAAAAGTCCCAGGTGGGAGAGTAAGGAGTGGAAGAGATGGTAATTTGATTATTGACTATAAAGAGTTTTCAACGAACTTCGTCGCTGATGATCCATCTGAAGAGTATACAGATGTTGATGAAATTATTCAGGTTGATGAAGAGGTAGTGATTCCTCCTGGCTATAATAAGGTTCGCGTCACTGGCTACGATGAACTCGCCGAAGATGCTGATAAAAGTATAAAGATTGAGAGAGTTGATACAGGCTGTATTGAGCCGGGGCAGGAATTCAGGGTAAAAGTATATACATCTCCTACAAATCTTGATTACACTTTTGATACGACCATAGGAACCTTTTTTCATATAGGGGAGTATACCGAGCAACATTCTGAAACCATATTTTTCACCGATGGGGCTGGGAATACACAATACCCAATTTATTCGGTCCAAAATGCTGATTGGCATGGAGATGACCTCGGTGCCATAACATATACGGCTGGCTTCGACAGCATAATTACTGCCGAGGAAACATTTGGTGTTCTTGAAATATCATATACGGCCAAATACACCCTTTATGGTGTGATTATTAATGAGTCTGGCGGGGCAATTGTTTTCGCAGAGGAGAACTTAGAAGATGGCTGATAAAACCCAAGGCTCCCAGACAGTAACCATTGAAGAGTTATGTGAAGCTTTATCTTGCGATATTGCAATAGAGCTTGACGAGGAATATAACGATGGTAGAAGTTGCTTTGCCCCGAATGATCCAATATATGTTCGGGTATTTTGCAGAAAGACATATACTGTTAAAGCCACGCTTGGTAATGCGAGAATATTTGCATCTGGCATTCCACAAGAAATTACAGAATATGTTGATTTCAACAATTGGCGTGGGAGCACTGAAAAGCCAATTCATGAGATTACAAGCTATAACTGGAATGGCATAAGCCTTGGGGCAATTCGCTGGGAAAGGGGCAGCGAAAGCCTTGTTGCGGATGAAAGCATGGCAGATGGCTATGGTGTTCTTGAATTAACATATATTACAGCCTTTGATAGATGGGAGTATAAAAGCCCTGTTGCTGGTGATGTTATTGTTTACGCCATAGGAACAGGCAATTGTGTTGATTCCAATGGAGATTACCCCTCAGCAAGTTTAACCCTTGATATTGATGAAACTTGCGCTGAAGAGGCCAATGAGGTTACAATCGTTGTTAAAGATTTTGTAACTGGAAATGTAATATCAGGGGCGAGTGTAGTTATAGACAGAAACTTTGTTGGTACGACAGATGTAAATGGAACGGTATATGCAGGCTTGCTTGCTGGCGGCTCCCATCAGATAAGAACTACAGCGCCGGGCTATACTGATTCCGATAATGATTTACTTGGTAATGACGAGTTTGTAGTTTCAAGCTCTTAGTAGGTGATAACATGAGATTTACAATTGGCCTCTGCCCCGAGGAAATAAGGGACAGCGCAGTCAAATATGATTTGGGACGGGAGGCAATATCTGTTGCTCAAGATGATGATGGCAACAATGTTGTTACTGTTTTTATTTGCCCGCAAGGTAGTGAATGTCACGACGGCCTTACCGTTGCCGTTAAAATATGCCCCGTTGGCGAAGATTGCGAATGTGATTATTCTGTAGATAATCTTGGCTGGTATGACACCGGCCATTGCACTATAAATATAAGTTGGCGAAACCCTGATAATTGTGTCCTACAAGAAATTCGGTTAATAAGGGTTTCCGATTGGGAAGCTGATGCTACCAAATATATTCACCAAAGAGTTGGCGATCCAAACCTACCTGTTTACCCCGATGGGGACAGTAGAAATAACAGCTATTGCCATGGCTGCGGCATAGGCGGCGAAGGGGGCCCTTCCCATGAGGCAGCAAATGAAACCCTCCACGCGGTTAATGATCTTACTCCTGGAACACTATATAAGGTCGTTGGCTACTTCAGAGACGGCAGTTGCGGTGGCGTTACAAACCCCGTAGACCTTGCAATGGTTGTTTATCAAACCACTGGCCTAACCAGTGGGGTTATTAAGGCCAAGGTCCAAGATGAGCCGCCCATGTATACCGTTGGTTATTATTGGCAGGGGGATTCAACAAACATTGCTGATATTGAAATAATGCCGGGGGTAAATTATGCTGAGCGTGATCTTTATACTGTTGATCGCCACGAGTGGGAAGTTGATAATGCTGTAATGCTCGTTAAGACTGGCACAGATTTCCCCGGCGAATTTTATAACGATCAAACAATAACAAGCGATAGTGTCCAGGAAACAGAAGAGCTATTCATAGCCCCATACCAGCAATTAGGATAACGGCATGAGCAAGTATAACTTGGAAGGCACACAAACCCCCTGCGAAGTTTTATTTCGCCAAGCAGTTTACAAAGGCTCTGTTGTTAATGGCGATGGGTTTCAGGGCTACTATGTTAGGGTTGAATACGATGAAGGCTTATATGAGATAGATTGGCACTATAATTGCGGTTCTGGTGAAGACAACCACCCTTCATCGCCAGACATTGTTTTTTCGGAAAACGATTTAATAATTGTTGAGTTTAATAAAGAGGGGGTTCCGCTGAAGGCCATTGGCCATGCAGATGGTGCAAAAAATTGCCTTGGGAAATATTGGATTGCTGAGGAAAGAAATAACAACCTATACGTTGATGCTGATGGTTCCTCTGCAATACTTGTTTTTTATGACGAGGGGACTGGAGATGAATTAGAAACACCGAGAAATTACCGTAAGTGTTCAGAAGATGCCGCTAAGATAATGCACGATTTATGGGATGAAGCAGTATCATACCGCGGAATAGACTCTGTTAGGTTTGCCGAAAATTACCCATTTAAAATTGGAGTGTTGATTGAAATAAGGGCTTTGCCATGGAGCGCTCTTTCAGACCCAAATGTTGATGATTATATATATACTCATTTATATATTGAATACTCAATTTCACAAACCACAAAAGAGATAACCATTTCCGACTACACCCCGATTTTAGACCCATCGATATATACGTCTCCTGTTGCCTTATTATCGAGTTATGATGAAATAATGGCAGTCAGAAATGAAAATGGTGAGGTTGGAAACCCTCATGGTACTGGTTGCCGTGGGGTTGGCTTTACAGCCCATTGTGATGAAAAAGACATTTGTTCTTTTAGTAAGACCTGCGATCTTTCAAGTTCATATGGCCCAGACGAATATGGCAATAATTGGATAAATGATGAAACAAAATATTCCCAAAAAAGGATGGAGCATTCGTATCCAAATGAGCCAACGTGTTATTGGAATCAACCAATGGTATACAAAAATGCTGGCATGCACGTTTCCCAATATGCTGAAACAAAAATAACTGTTGGTGGAACCTTTAGTAAAATAATATCCATGAACGCGCAAAAAGAAAATGAATTGCAATATACGCACGATAAACATAAAGTTGGAGATCAATATATTTGGGGAAGAGGTCCATGGTGTGCTGAAAATAAAACAGCGGGGAGGTGGTGGTCCCCATTGGATTTTCATATTGAGAGAACCCGCATAAGTGAAAATAGTTATTATTACGATGTACCAGAGTATGGGCTTCCAACCGTAACTCAAGATATTTACTATTATTGCAAAGGAAAGTTTTATGGCAGGGGCTATGGGGTTAGTCAAGTTGAATGCGTTGGGTATGATTATGTGTGGCCGTGGACATGCGATTGCCATGATAATTGTGCAGACCCAAACGATGATACTTGCGAATATGGGGGAAAAGATTGCAACCCAGATTTAACAGATACCAGTACCCAAAGTGAAACTGTTATGGGTCCATATAATGAGTATGATGACGGGTCATTTTCAATAACAGTTTTCCAAACCCCGGTTAGTACAATGGAAAGTTCAGATGAGGTTTTTTCGGAGCCATTACACCAAAAAATAAGAGATGTAGATCTTGAGTATTGGGGCTATCATGTTGATTATAACCCAATTTGGAGTGATCAGTGTGTAGATTTATATGGGTCCATTGTAGACCCATGCAAACTTAGCGAACCAGCAAGCCCTAGTTTCCCGCAACAATGGTATAACTGTGCTGAGCAGATAATTCCAAACCAAATGTTTCCCGGCTGGATATATTATATGCCATCAAATGTATATGTCATGAGAGGGTGGCCCGTGTATACATTGGGCGATGGAAAGGTTTTCTGTAAACAGAGGATAATTGAGCTTAGTGAGAGGCTTGTTGTTCTTAGTGATGAAGAGGAATTTAAAGGCTTGGGGGTTAACTCCTATTACCCGCCAGAAGGGTATGGGTTGTTTACAGGGCTAAATGGGGGAGAGAATTTTATAATTGGAAAAACAGACCCAATTGGTTTTCCGGATTATATATTGTATCCAATAGATATAACAGGAGGGTGTGGTGAGAGCAAAGAAGATCTTTTATCAACAACGGAATATTTTGGTGGATACAATTATCAATTGCATGAAAGTCTTGAAAATGATATAAGTAATCTTTATGACGCTACTAGGGGTGGGGCACTGATCAACGATCAGGGGAATGGATTTCTATTGTATGCAACTTACCCAGGAGGAAAAGTAAACCAGATAAAAGGGTATAACGGATGGGAGCTTGTAGATGGAAAAATTAGGCCAATTAACCCTGATAGCCCCGTTTTTGAAGATCTCATCAGTGTAGATAAATGCAGTAATGGTATAGATTTTTTAATTTATGAGCCATAATTTAATAGGAGAATTTGGTATGACTGAGAAAACAAATCGCTCTCCAATTACAGAGGGGGAAAAGTATTTTGACAATGGAGAAGTTAAAACAACATACAAGTTTACTAATGGTAGAATATCTTCTATAACAATAGAGGTATTTGATGAAGATGTTATACCAAAGGTCGACCTATTAAATAAAAGAATCAATAGTGTGTGGCTGAATAGAATAAACGCTATGCTTGTTGATATGATGTCTTCGCCCCCGCAACGGGCTGAAAGGGTTATTCAGAACAGACCTAACCCCGAATTAATGCCGCCAAAAGATTACAGGAAGATTGATCCTGCAATGATCAATGAGATGGATTTGCCATATTGCAAACTGTGCAACAGCAAAGGCGAGAAGATAAAAATGGTTATAACAAGACCATGTTGCGGAAAAGATATGCACACCATTATTTGCCCGAAGTGTGGGTTTAGAGCTAAAATCAAAGTAAACCCAATTAAGGAAGGGAAAGAGAATAATGATTGATATTGTTTGCATTCGTGGTGCTGGCGACAAAGAAGCCCCCGAAATTAATGACCCCCTCATTAATAGCGAATATATTGCGAAGGTTCGCGGAACCAATTTCATTAATGAAAATTGGTATAAGCGATCTAAGCGCACTCTGCGAGTTCCCTACAAGGATGGCATTTTCATTAACCAGAAATTAAACGTATATGAAAGCCTTCTGGATATTGTTGATGTCCATATAGCCACCGATTACAGTTTCACCATTAGCAATGAAGGCATTTGGGCCGAAATTAATGTTGAGCAGCATGAGGAGGGCGAATGATGCTTAAGATAATAAAGGAGATATCAAAGAAGGCCCAAGTTGATAATATTCAGGATGCTACAATACATTCCCGCAACCCTGATGGAACCTATAATATTATCATGAGAACCGGGGCAATAAAAAAGAGTGCAATCAATTCAACAGACATGACCTTTAAGAGAAACGAACGGGTCAACATTAGCATGGTTACTGGCAATAAGGAAACAGCTAAAATTATCGGCAGGGGGTCAAAGAAAAATACGGGCGAAAAAATAATTTATGTTTGAGGCGAGAATACAGAATGAGAGTTGAACTTATTAACATTCCTTTTACCGATAATATTTCAAGTAGACTTGATCCGCCGCTGTTTTTGCTACAGATTGCCCCGATATTCCAAAAGGAAAATTATGCCGTCAGGGTTAACGACCTTAATGGTATTAACAGGAATCATTGGGGCTTTGGAAGTTGTCCGCTATACGTTATATATGCCGACATAAACAGCTACAGCGTAGCGGTTGAAATATCCAGAATGTGCAGGGAAATAAACAACAAGTCTGCCATTATTGTTTGCGGTAGTGGTCCCAGCAAGTATACTGGAAAATATGCAAACACAAGAAGTTTCAATGTTGTTATAAAAGGAGAGGCAGAGCTTTCGGTTGCCAATTTTCTTACGGATATAATCCACGATGTTGACAGCGTTCAGCATGTGTATAGCGAAGAGGTTAGGAATGTAAATCGTTTACCATTTCCAGCCCGCAATCTTGTTGAAATGAATACCTATGCCCGAAGGCTTGATGGCATGAGAGCCACAATGATCATGGGTAGCCGGGGAAGTCCTTTTGGCCCTACATGGCTATGTAAAAAATTAAAGCTGTTCAGCATCAACAGAATAAAGAACGAGGTTGTTGGAGTTGTTAATAAATATGGAATAAAAAATTTCTTTTTTGGTGACACAACCTTTACCTTTAACGAGCAAAGAGCATTAGATATAGGTAAAGTTATGGCCAATAAAAACTTGCTTTTTGGCTTTAATGATGTTATATCAGAAGTTAAGCTTCCGCTATATAAAGAGTTAATAAGGTTGGGAGCTAGAGAGGTCTTCATTAACCCAATCGGAGCATCAAGCCAAGAGGAGGTTTCAGAACTTAAGAGCCAGATTGCATCTGAAACCGGCATGCGGGTTATTGTCCGCAAGGATGCCAAGTACCAAGATAGAAGGGGCTCTAATAATGGTAAGGGAAACAACAATGGAAAACAAGAAGATAGTATGCTTTAATGAAAGACTTGGCGACCGCATTATTGTTAAATATTTTGCAGAAAATGTAAAAACAGAATTTCCAGAATTTGAGCTATACGCCTTCCAGAGTTTTAAATACCCTTCCGTAAAAGGCTTTGATATGGAGCTTTGGGCTCCTGATTTATTTGCCGGGTTTCTTTACCCTGAAGATGGATACCGCAGTTGCCTTGATGCCGAAAATAAAACTGGCTACAGGGTTCTTTATCCAACTTGGGGGAATCTGTTTGTTTATGCCCCGAACATGATCAGAAAAACGGGGCGCTACCCTACTCTTGAAATTCCTGATCGCTACAAGCAATGGCTTGATACGGAATTTGATGAAATGGTCTGGCGTCACTATTGCCGTTTCGCAGTTGGACCGCCTGCCGGTATAGTTGTGTGGCATATTCTTACAGATGCCCCTTACAGTAGGAGCCGCAACCACAACTTTAAACACCACGCCGCGGCCATTAAAATGCTGGCCAGAAAGTACCCTGATTGGCTGTTTATCCGAATAGGCCGTATGGATGCTGAGAATGGACTTCTGAGGGGTGATTTCAAGAACATAATTGACCTAACCCAATATGATTTAACGCCGTCTAGGTCTATCTCAGTGATATCCAGGGGTGATATTTACGTCGGGGGTGATACAGGCATGACCCATGCGGCCAGCGCGTTGAAAAAGAAGATAGTGGCCATATGGGGTGATATAACCCACATGCTCAGGGACAGATCAACAAGAAATAACATACAGCCCGGCGATTGGAATAGCGGCCCCTATGTTCCAGAAGAAGATTGCTATATTTTACGCCGTAACGGCGGTGAGCATATTATGCGGCCAATTTATACAGCAGAGGAAATAGTTAATGGCGTAGAACATTTCATCAAGAGGTGACATCATGGATCCATTCTCCGTAATACTGATATCGTATTTCAAATTGCATAGGCTGAGGGCGTGTGTTGATTCAATGCTTGGGCAAATGCGCCCGTGCGACGAACTTGTCATCATTGACAACTCTGTCAGCACTGCCGGTGAAGTGGATCTAGAATTGAGAGAATATCTTGGTGATGTTTTTAATAGGAACTTTGATGATGACTCTCCTGCAATTAGCATATATTTGAATAAATGGAACCATTTTTTTACAAGCTCGGTTAATGAGGGCATAAGAAAAAGCAGCAACGAATATATCTTCCTTGTAAATAATGATACCGAGGTTGTTACTCCAAATACATTTAAGACCCTCATTAATTTTGCAAAAACTGATCCGACCATTGCCACGGTCACGCCCGTTACGCTTCAGAGTAATGACAGTGTGTATTGCAGCGGAGCTTATGGCGGTGGAGCACACAAAAAAGATAAAATAAAAGAGCCGCGGGAAGCAGAATGGAGCAATTTCGCTTTCGTGCTTATTAAAAGAAAAGTCATAGAGAAAATTGGCCCAATGGCTCTTGGCAGAAAAAAAGTCGGTACAAGGGAGGTTGAATTAACCCATTATCATTCGGATGAAGAATTCTGTAGAAGAGCCACAGGGCATGGTTTTACTCATTGGGTCCACCCCTTGATTGTTAGACACTATCACAAAGAGGATGAAACATGGCAACATGGCAATACTGGTTAGGGTGGGGAATTGTATTTATACTGTCGGTTACTGTGGTGTTCGGTGCGGTATATTTTGCCGTACATTTATTTGTTAAACTTTTGAAAAGAAAAGGAGCATTTGGTATGGAAACAACAGTTAAGGCCCGTGGCCTGCACGCAATTGTGGACCTTGCTGGCTGTCCATCAGGCCTGCTCGGGGACCAAGAAATACTCACCAGTATCATGAGGGAAGCAGCCAACAAAGCACAGGCAACAATCATGAAGGTGGTAAGTTACCGGCTAGGTGGTCCTCCCAGCCTGCACCCTGCCGCAAAGAAGACTCCTGACGGCATCAGCGTATACGTTGGCCTTGATGAAAGCCATGTCACCTGTCACACTTATCAGGAGGACGGCCTTATTGCCATAGATATTTTTGTCTGTGGTCGTAATGCGATTGCCCGCGCCGCGGTAGGGTATTTATTGAAGGAGATTCCACATAAAAAACAAAGCGTGCATTACATTAACAGGTTTGTGGAGGAAGATGATAATGAATAAGGGAATAAAAATTGTCAACGATACTGGTAACCCAATTGATACGAAAATTTATGATTCTGATGGCAACGATATTTCTTCTGCTCTTCAGGTCCGTAAAATATCCATTGACATCACTAGATACAGATTAGAGGCTATCCTGATTTGCGTTGACCCAACTATCAGCCTGCGGGGCGTTGAGGGAATTGCTATTAAGGAGGAGGAGCCGTAATGGACATTCATGTCCTAACACCGTTTTATCGTGACTATTTGGCTCCTACACTTATTCATTACCTGGAGCCAATGGGAATAATATGGCATCCCATTGTGACGGTTGAAGAAAGATGGCCTACGGTAGCGCAGGCTAAGGGCCACAAAAAACAAAAATATTGGATTCATCCGTTAGTTGTTCCAAAGCTTGCTCCCGGTATGAATGCCTTTAAGAAAATTAACGACTTCATTGAGATGCGCCATATTGTTGACGATGATTATTATGGCTTCATGTGCGATGATAACATGTACTCCCCTAATTTCTTTGATGTAATTCGCCAGCAAACAGCTAAGATTCTCATGTTCTCAATGTACCGTGGTGATACGGTTCCTGATCGAAAGGGAGAGGTGCCACACCATGCCACTACCCTAAGAATTGCTGAACCGTGGGATGTGCGCCACGGCAACATTGATATCATGCAGTATATTATCAAGGGAGAAATATTCAGAAAGTATCGTTTTGATGTGTACGATCATGCTTACAGTGATGGCCACTACGCTGAGCGCCTGAAGTTTCAACACCCGGATGATATTCAGTTTCTCCCTAACCTATATTGTTTTTTCAATTATTTTCAGCCGGGTCGCTATACTGACCCGAGCAAATTTTTAGATCCTACATGGAAAATGCCTAAGTTTGTATGAGCGGAGTGATAAATGAGAACATGTAAGATAAAAAATTGTGATAAAAAACATCACGGGAGGGGATATTGCAAAAGGCATTATTTACAATTAAAAAGATATGGAAAAATTTTAAAAAGAACAAGGCGTGATCCAAATAGGTTTATTTTTGAAAAGAATATTTGTAAGATAGAATTATATAATCATAAAAATGAAGTGGTTGGGTATGGAATAATAGATAAAGAAGATTATAGAAAAATCAAAAAATATAAGTGGTGTTTATCGCCACAAGGGTATGTTGTTACTTGGGATGGAAAAAGATTGCATAGACTTATAAATAATACTTTCTATAATTATGACACTGATCATATTGATAACAATAAACTAAACAATAGAAAGGAAAATCTTAGAGTTTGCACTAAGCTGGAGAATTCAAGGAATGTTGGCTTGAGTAGTAATAACTCTTCTGGATTTAAAGGTGTGTGGTGGGAAAATGGAAATAAAAAATGGAGAGCATTAATAAATGCTAATGGTATGGCAATTCATTTAGGGTGCTTTGCG